ACTCAATGAGGCATGCGACAAGCCACCATGCACCGCGCAGAGCTGCCTCTACTGCGGCTGCGCGAAGCTACTGGATCGACTCGACCGAGAATATCACGAGCGCATGCGTCCGAAGTGGCGGGAGAGCAAGCGTCGCCAGCGAGAGAGAAAGCGGCATATCGCTAAAACTGAGGCACTGCCTCCAAAATAAAAATATGGATACCAAAAAAGACGAACCTGGAGGCAGTTGTCCTCCAGTGACTTGTTCTGCGGCGGTCGAACCTCTCAAGGCAGTCGAATGGCAGTTCCCGCTCGGGTCGTGCCACGCCCGGCTCTCCATCGTGGCTGATGCCGCTGGTGAAATCACGCCGGATGACATGGACGCCCTCACGGAAATAGCGGCGCTGATGAAAAGGCAGCTCGTCCGCAGGCAAGGCGAGCAGCGGAACGACGCCTTCAGCGACGGCGCGGACAGGAATCAAATTTTATGAGCACGAAAACCTCTCGAAAAACCAAGTGCCGCCGTTCGCTGCAAGGCGCTGGTATGCGAACCGAACAAGAGCCGCGCTCGGCAGCTAAGTGGCGGCGGGCTCTGTGCCCCGGAGCATGGGAGCGATGGAGGACATGGCACCCCGACATGATCGCGCGCCTCTACAAGGGCGGCTGGTGGAGGTTGACGATGCCGGGCGAAGGGAAAGGTGGATGCCTACATATCAGCGAACATCGGACGCTGCGGGAAGCAAAAGCTCGTGCTCGGAGCGGCGCTAGTTCGCATACCGTCCGCATCAGCGACCGCGAACCGGAGGCATCCAAATGACGAGCGACGATCAAGAGCGGTTCGCTGCATGCGGTGGCTCGGCGACTTCGGCACCCGTCGCTCGCAAGGAGTGGTGGTTTGCTCAACGCTGGAATGCCAGCTTTCGGACATGGGAATCGTGGACGCGACATAAGACGCGCGAAGCTGCGGAGCGGACGAAGCCAGGCCGAGCACGTAGTCGGCGCGTTTCGATTGGATTCCCCATGGGCGTCACCGGAGAGCTGACGAAGGGCCGCAAATGAAGACTCTGCGCTTAAAGCTGTGGCTTCTGCGCCTGATGGTTGCGTTGATCGGATGGAGAGTGGACTGCCCGCGTTGCCGACACCACTGGCGTTCGTATTACGTTGACGAGGAAACCGGAGAAGGCCCGCCGTGCCCGCGTTGCGCGAAGGAAAGAGATTCTCGGAAAGCTCTCTCTACATGAAAGCAAAAACCCCGAAACCCGAAACTCCGTCCCGCAATATCCTCATCGCCCGCTCCAGTGGCGCCCTCAGCGGAATGAGCATGGTCATGGAGCGAGCCCAGCAAGCCATTCAGGACCTGCTTGGCCGTATTGACCGGGTTCAGCAGGCAGACGGCCTTCTAGGGGCCTTTACGGCTCAAGAAAAGGCGCTCCTTGAGGAGCTGAAGGAGCTGACTGAGGAGAAGTTCGACCGATTCGCTGAATATCGCTCCAAAGTGGAGGCAATGTTCGTGCGCAGCATGAAGGAATGGAAGTGAATGGGAGTGCCTTACTCCAAGAGCCTTGCGATCCCCCCATGGGTGTTAAAGCGCATCCGCAGGGAGGATGCGCGGAGAGGCGGTAAATCCAGGATGAGCCCCGTGGCCCCCGCCGCGCCAAAGGTCGTCGAGATTAAGCCCAAGCCCGGTCGAGCCAAGGCAGACCCCGACAGAAAAAGGGCGTTGCAGAGAATCAGGAGCGCTAAATACCGAGACCGGACTCAGATTCTCCGAAACCTTGCGAAATACGAGAAGGGCGAGGGCTACTTCTACCAGCTCAGAGACAGCGACCCCGACCCAGGGATGAACCCACTGGAAATCCTGATGTCCAAGGAAGACGAGGAATCCGCTTGACCCGCAGCAGCTCCCCTGAAAGAGTCCCCGTGCCGAGTCGAAACGGCATTGCAGACAACGTAAATGAACAATAACAACTTTGCCCGCCCTGGGCTCGTCAGCCCTTGCGTTGGGGGGATTTCGACAATCAGACGATCCGGGGCGGGCTTCTTCTTGCCCTGAACCCATGAATAAAGTCATTCGGAAATACCCACTCAAACTAACCGACACTCAGGAACTACTAATGCCGCACGGAGGGCAAATCCTTACGGCTCAAGTCCAGGATCAATACCAAGGAGAGGTGCTATGCCTCTGGGCGCTAGTGGACCCTGAGTCTCCATACGTGTCAGCCAGGCAGATTATGGTCATTGGGACCGGAAGCCCCGTGGAATCCACATCGCTGGTTTACATCTCCACCGTCCAGATGAGCGGTGGCGCGCTGGTGTGGCACATCTTCGAGCAGCCATGAGCATTAAGGTAATGTCCAAAGTGTTTGAGTGGTCCCAAGCCGAAGGGACTGATCGTCTCGTGATGTTGGCTCTGGCCGACTTCTGTGATGATGACGCCGTGTGCTACCCTGGAATCTCCCGGATTGCCAAGAAGTGCAGGATTTCCGAGCGCACAGTCCAGCGATCACTTATGTCTCTTCGATCGCTTGGGGAGCTGTGGCAGGAGATGGGGGCCGGTGTCGAGGTGAAAGGAAAGGGCTTCACCAGCAAGTATGAACTGCGCTTAAAACCGGGGTGTCAGGATGTCACCCCGAAACAGGACCGGGGTGACACTGGTGGTAAAACCGGGGTGACAGTCTTGTCACCCAAACCATCAGTAGAACCATCAGAAGGTATAGGTCTTGAGGACAAAGGAGGTCCCAGGAAACGTCCCAGTCACGACCTCTTCTCAGACCTACTCCCTCAAGAGTGGATTCCAGACTTCGAGTTCGCTGATAGCTGGAAAGGTTTCGTGGACATGCGGAGAGCTAAACACCCTCTGACCGACAAAGCGGTTAAGCTCCTCGCGGGCAAGATGCGCAAATGGGGCAAGCTGAAGTCCCGAATCGCCCTCGACAACGCGACCATCGGGCACTGGAGAGACCTCTACGAGCCGAAGCTGGAGGAGCTACCAGCCCCAAAGCCCCAACCCAGCGACTCCAGCAGCCGCTACCCAGACTTCATCCAGTCCTACCCCAGCGAGAAGACTCGAAATGATTTCCCCGAGTGGTCTCAGTCTCTGCCTCCGTGGCTGAAGACTGAGTTCAATCGGTGGATGCAGAGCGGTAAATACACCACACAAAACTAAACCTATGAAATCTGAATCAAACACCGAAGCCGAAATGAGAACCGAGGAAGCCCCGTCGCCCGAAACCATGGAGGCTCTCGGCGAATACATCACGTCGCTCGTCGAGCGAGAGCACGACTATGGGACATGCGTTTACGCGATGAGTCTCGCCGCCACGGCGGCATTCCAGCATGTGGCGTCCAGGCTCGGCGCCACGGGCTTCCAAGCGTCTTGCGCCGATCTGGACATCTTGCGCCGCACGCGGCTGATGGACGGCCCGTTCACGATCCTTAAGGCCAAGGACATGCTCTATCCGCAATACGACCTGCCGGAGAAACTGCGAGAGGCAATGGAATCATGGAGGGATTGGGCCGCCACCGAATGCGCGAAGAAGCTGAAGGAATCAGGAGAGCACACCCACCCGGACGTGAAAGCGCACTGGGAGAGGATGGCCACACAAAACTAAACCATGAGCACAACACCATCAGCCCAGTTCACCGGATTCCCGAAGATCGCGCGCCTCTCTCGCGAAGTAATAATTAGTGAGAAAATCGACGGAACAAATGGGCAAATCTACATCGGCGAAGACGGCGAGTTCCTAGTCGGATCACGCACCCGCTGGATCACTCCAGAGCAGGACAATCACGGGTTCGCCAAGTGGGCCTACGAGCACCGGGAAGAGTTGATGACGCTCGGGGCCGGTCGCCACTTCGGAGAGTGGTGGGGTAGCGGCATTCAGCGCGGTTACGGACTACCCAGGGGCGAGAAGCGCTGGAGCCTATTCAACGTCTCCCGCTGGGCGCTTTACGGGACGACACCGAGACTGATCCCGCAGGCTGATCCGAGAATCGAGAAATACCAGGACGTGGCGCCGCCATGCTGCCATCTGGTTCCGGTGCTGTTCCAGGGGATGTTCGAGACCGTTCAGGTGGAGGCTGCTATTTCGATACTTCGCCATCACGGGAGCCAAGCGTCACCCGGATTCAAAGACCCCGAGGGCGTGGTTTGCTTCCACGGAGCCGCCAACACCGGATTCAAAAAGACGCTGGTGAAAGACGAAGCCCCTAAGTCGATTCGATGAAGTCTGCAAACTTGCAGGACCGAACCAAGTATATCCCCGACACCCACCGCATCCTACCCCAGTCCCTCGACGCCGAGCGGGGAATCCTAAGCAGCTTCGTCCTCAGCCCCGTCCACGTCGGAGAGCTACTCCACGAGAAGCACATCACCCCCGAGCACTTCCACCTTCCGGCACACGGCGTCATCTTCGAGGTGCTAATGGGCCTGTGGCGCGATCAGAAGCCGATCGACTTCATCATCCTCACCGACCAGCTAAGGGAAACTGGGAAACTGGACAACTGCGGAGGCCCGGCATTCATCACCGAGCTGTTCACCTTCCTTCCCACCGCAGCGAACGCCAGCTACTACACGGAGATCGCCACCGACAAGCACACCCTACGAGAGCTGATCCGGGTCTGCACGGAGTTCGCGGCAAGGGCCTACGAAGAGACAGAAATGGCCCCAGCGCTGGTCAGCGAGGCCGAGGAGGCAATTCTGGGCATCTCCCGGTTCTCTAAGGCCTCAGAGGACGACTACAAGACCACCCACGATACAGTGATGGAGGTGATGCACGACCTCGACGCAGCCCAGCAGCGCAAGGGGGCTATCGGGGGAATCTCCACAGGCTTCCATAAACTGGACGAGATGACGGACGGCCTGCACCCCGGAGAGATGATCGTCATCGCCGCGCGCCCGAGCATGGGGAAGACTGCCCTGGCGATGAACATGGGTGAGAGCATGGCCATCCATCACAGGATTCCAACCGCGGTCTTCAGCCTTGAGATGACCCGCAAGCAGCTCGTCCAGCGAATGATCATGGGACGAGCCCGCGTGAACTGGGTGAAGTTCCGATCAGGCTACATGGAGGACAGGGACAGCGAGGCGATCGGAGCCGCTTCTGGGCACATCGCCGCCGCACCCCTCTACATCAACGACAAGCACGGAATCTCCATCGCCTACGCATCTGCAATCCTGAGGAGACTGAAGCGCAAGCACAACATCCAGGTCGCGATCTTCGACTACCTCCAGCTCCTCCACGGAGCCAAGAAATACAAAGGAGGAGAGCGCCATCAGGAGGTCGCAGAGATCAGCGGAGGACTGAAGAACTTGGCGAAGGAGCTGAACATCCCGATCGTGGTCCTGGCGCAGCTCAGCAGGGCGCCAGAGGGCCGCGGAGGAGAAAGCAAGGGCAGGCCCAAGCTCTCGGACATCCGGGAGTCAGGGAGCGTAGAGCAAGACGCAGACGTGGTTGGGCTACTCCACCGGGATCAATACTACGCGGAAACCCCCAAGGAGATCGAGGAGACCGAAGGCAAGGCCACGCTGATTATCGCCAAGTCCCGCAACGGCCCGACCGGAGACATCCCGCTGACCTTCCTGAAGGACTTCACCCGCTTTGAGAACTGCGCCAGGGAAGGAAAATGAAAGAACTACTCAAGGAGCTTAGCGCCCTCGCCAGGCAATACAGGAAGCGGCAAAAAGACGGCATCTATCTCGCTGATGCTTACAAGCGGTTCGGAAGTGATCGGGAGTCCAGTCGATGCGATAGAGCCTCAGAGATATGGAGCGAGGCCGCCTACCACCTTGAGCAAATCGTAAAAAGCTGGAGGCCCAAATCATGATTGACACTCCGGTGAGCGGGTGTAACCAAGGACCCACTAAACGAACCAATGCTACCAGAACAATTACTGGAGAGGGTGCTCCACCGAGTGATCAAGAGCTTCTGTCTTCGGACCCCAGAACCCGAGGTGAAATACTTCGATGGAAAGATTTGCCTACGGGTGGACGGCAAGGACCAAGGCCGATGCATCGGCAAGAACGGGATCGTCTTCTGGGCACTGGACACCCTGATGTGGTATGCAGGCACAGGCATTCTACGAAAGAAGGTCAGGCTGGACCTGCTCGACCCCCTGGTTCCGATCCCCAAAGACCACCGCATGGTCACACCCTTCGAGGCGAATCCCAACTGGGACCGGCAGGCCATCGGTCAACTTATCGAGGCACTCCTTGCTTCGTGCTTCCAGACAACCTCAACTGCCTGGTCCATCGAGGAAACAAAAGAGTCCGCGGCAATGGTTCACCTGCGGCTACCATTTGAACTCCAGGGCGCCTACGAGGACCCCAACCTAATCAAAGCATTCTCAATCATCATCCGCTCAGCGGGCATGGCCTCCGGGGTGTCCCTGGAGATCGAAGTCCACTGGCAATAAACCACAAACCCTAAACTACGATATGACAGACACCCTCCCGAGGATTTGCAAAGTCCTCACAGACCTGAAGCTCAACTGGACCCCGTATGGCCCGATGCAGATCGATCCCAGAACCACCCTCTCTGACGAGCTGGGAATGGACTCCATGGATACGATCGAGGTGGCCGGTGCGCTAGAATTGGAGTTCGGCATCGAACTCGATGACGCCGACATGTGGGCCTGCGTGGAGGTCGGAGACTTGGTGAACGTCGTGGATCACAAGCGTGAAAAAACCAAAGGAGACCGATGAGGCCCTGGTGGAGGAGAGGACGATCGAGGGGATGCGGGTCACGCGGACTGGCCGCGGCTGCTACACCTGCCACTCGTCCAGCCAAGCGGAGACGGCTTATGCTGTGGATATTGCGGAGAATGAAGGGCTTGGGTCCTGCCAGTGCATGGACTTCACCACCCGGAGACTTCCTCGCTGGAGGGGAACCAGGAAGTCCCTCGACGTTTTCCGATGCAAGCACATCAAGCGCATCCGCGGATACGTTCTGGATGCGATCATCGCCTTTTACGAGAAGCCCGGGAAGGCCGTGAAACCAAGCCACGATAACGACGAGATGGCGAATGACGCCATGGAAGAGGAGGGACATTGAACCTGCCTGAAGGATATGTAATCAATAAGTCATTCGCCTATGGCATGGACTTCTCGGGCGCCGCAGTTACAAACATACCCGAAGGGGTAAAGGTAAGGCTCAGGTTCCGAAAGGGAGCCTTCGCAGAGGCGTTCATCAAATGGCCCCTTGCATGCACGCGCCATTATCTCAGGGTGGTCGAAGGAGGTCTTGAATTAACCACCGCCCGAGAGGTAAACAGGAAACTTCCATGAACCCGATCAAGGGCAAGGAATTCGAGGCACTAATCATCTTTCGGGCAACCAAGCTCGAAGAACAGGGATTCCTCACGCTTGGCAGATACGGGACCCAGGTCGTCATGATGAACGACGAAGGAGGAGTCCCGCGCTGGCAGCCGATACCATCTCTCCCGGACATGGAGGGTGTGATCGCCGGAACCGGAAGGCAGATCATCATCGAAGCCAAGGTGTGCTCGCAGGCCAGCTACCCGATCTACCAAACCGGCAAGAAGCACCCCAAGCAGATCGAGCACATGCTCCGGCGCTCCAAGTTCGGAGCCCTGTGCTTCCTGATGGTCCACTTCAACGGACGGGACCTGAAAACCAAGTCTGAACCAGCGGAGACCTTCGCTATCCCAGTGACCAGCGACTCGAACTTCTGGAGAGAATACGAGAACGCCGAAAGAAGAACCTTGACGCGCGGCGAGGCGGACATGTATGGCATCCGCATCCCGTGGAATTTGTATAGCAGTAGGGCTTCCAGGGAGACGCCTGATTTGACCTACCTGCTGCCAGATAAACCCGAGCTGAAGCTCACGTAACTTTACGAGGATTCGCACAGAGCGATGCCTCTCCAAAACCCGCAAATAATACGCACTATGACAAACGGACAAGAAACCGGCGCCCCGGTCAAAACAACGACCACGGAGCCCGCTCCCACCACCACCACGACTACGTCGCCATCACCAGCGCCGTCGCCATCGCCCTCTCCGGCATCGGAGTAGGCAATCAGGGGCGCGCTCTAAAGGGGCGCGTCCCAACCCCTTTACTGAACCACGACAACACCATGAAAAACACAATCGACTACGCTAAACTACAACCCCACCCTCTCGGCGCGATCTTCCCGCCGATGGACAACGAGTCCTACGACGGACTGGTCAAGAGCATCAAAAAGGACGGCTTCGACGATCGCGAGAAGATCGTCCTACTCGATGGCCAAATCCTCGACGGCAACAACCGCTACACCGGCCTCAAGAAGGCGCGGGTCAAGCCAGAGCCCAAGTTCTTCCAGAACTTCAACGGAAGCGACCCCTACTCCTTCGTCGTCCAGAAGAACCTGCATCGCCGCCACCTCACGCCATCCCAGGCAGCCGCTCTCGGCGCTGAGCTGGTCGAGATGATGAGGGTCGAAGAGAAGCGCCAGAAGGACGAAGCCAAGGCCGCCGCAAAAGGGGGTAAGCCTACAAAGCCACAGAAACAGGCAGCCAAGGGCAGCAAGGCCGGACGTGCCGCCAAAGCCGTAGGCGTCAGCGAGCGCAGCGTGGACGAAGCCTCGGCGCTGAAGAAGAGCGACCCAGCAGCCTTTGAGGAGGTCAAGAAAGGAGCCAAGCGGCTCGCCAGCGCCTCCAAGGACGCAGGACAAAAGAAGTCCGCCGCGGACCAGAAGGGCGAGGAGTTCCAGAAGGCCGCAGAGATCATCGACCGCACCTGCGGGGAGAGCTTTACCGAAACCCTGAAGGGCAAGCTCCAGAGCAAAGACATCATCAAGCTCAGCGGAATCGACGCGGCAGAGATGCTTCGGATTAAGCCAATGCTGGAAAGTGGATGGAAGCTCAACGCTGCCCTCGGATACAAGTCCGTGGCACTTGTCGCCGCTCACCCCATTCGACAGCTCCTGGATCGGTGTGATGCTCAGGGAGGGAACTTCGAGGTCGAAATGGAGGGCAAGAGGATCACGGTTGCTGATATTAAAGCAGCGCAGCCCGAGGGAGCCGCTGATCCTGACCAGCCATGAACCCCCACGAATTCGCACCACTGGAGGGCTCCATCGGCCCCGTATGCTCAGTCTGCTACGAGGCGGAGTCCACCAGCGCCCATCACCCAGAGGAGCAGCTTGACGAAGACGCGGCGTTCCCCGCCCCGACGTATGATCGAGACCCAAGGGAGCCTGATTTCAGGGAGAGCCTATGGGGAGGCTCCATGGACTCAGACGACCGACTAAACATCGTGGATCAGGCAGCAGAGTTCGCGAGCATCATGCCGGACTGCCAGGAGCGGACGGAGCTGATCGCAGCCGCAGCCAAATACCTCACCGCCACGATCCGAGACCACACCTACCCTGCTTATGTCGTTAAACCGGAAAACCCCACTCAAGGCCAACCCGGCGAAGACATTGGACTGGCAGCGCAGGAGCCAGCAGCGGGCGAGGGACAAGCTGCGGTCGAACCCCCGCTCCAGCCCTACGTCGATCCTGCGAAAGACCTCATCCTACCAACCAAGATCACCAGAGGGCTTAACATCGGGCCTAAAGCGGCGCCAGCCGATGAAGAAGGCGGGTAAGCGGACCAAAGACTGGGAACGCGTTCGCAGGAACTTAAAGCCAAAGTTCGAGAGAGTTGGGATCACCACATGCGAGTTACGTTACGAGGGATGCTGGTCAGACAACGGACTTGGGTTTGCTCATACGAAGAAGAGAGCCAACCTCGGACCCGGCGAGCTGTCCGTGGTCGCGCTTCTTTGTAATTCCTGCCACGACAAGATCGAGATACTCCCAGAGGAGGAGATGACCAAAGTCGTCCTGGCCACAATCGCCGCCCGTAAACAGCAGCCAGAGTAGCGACATCAGGGCACAAAAATAGGGCGCACCGGGAATGGAACCCAGTGCGCCCTTTGTGTTATAGCTTAGTTTTGTAGGTTGTGGTCGATGAAGACCGGGTATGTAAATCCTCCATGTAGCTACGCAGCCACCGGAGGGGTTTTCGGACATTCCTTCGAGGCGACAGGCCCAGCAGGCGTTTTAGTTTAATTGGCGCTGGTTTGGGTAATCTCGGGACTTCCTCCCTGCCCACTCCGAATGTCATAACGTGGAACGCCTCAATCAGAAGCCAGGTGAACCAGCTTGCCAGCAGTCGGGTTAATTTATTGATCATAGTTGAGGTGAAAGCAAGCGGGGATCGGACCCGCCTGCAATCGGTTTGGTTACTTGCTACCCTTGCGAGCAGGCTTGCGTTTCTTCATCCTGGCCACCAATGGCCGTGTAAGCCTCCAGGCGGCCAGGAGGGCCACTACCGCACCCTGGACAGCCCTGATGGCATCTTCTGGCCTCACAGGCCCCTTTCTGCGCGATTGTCGGGCATTCTTGGGCTTGGTCATGGCTTATTATCCTCCTCGGCTTGTAGCTCCTCGTGCTCTGCTCCGCAGTCCTGGCAGCGAGCGGAGCCGTCAGGACGCACGAGCCAGTTCATGAAGTTGAAGCATCTCTTGCAGCGGCGCAGATAGAGCGACTTCATACCTAGTCCTCCAACTGCATCATCCGGCTACTGGCGCTCACCACCAAGGACGACAGGGATGACTTCACTCCTTCCATCCTGGTCTTCACGCTCTGCCTCAGCGCCTGATCAGACGACATGGCCTTCAGGTCCAGGCCCTTCACGATGGCCTCCATCTCGGAGACCTTAGCATCCAGCTCTGCATCATTGCAGATATTGCGGCCCTTGAAGGAAGCGATGAAGTCCTGAATCTTCGTGACGGTCGTCGCGTAGAACTTCCTCTTCTCTCCGCCATCCTTCGGCGTCAGGCTCTCGACGAGCCCGCCCACGAGGTCATCGACCGTCTGCCGCAAGAGGAGCACTCCATTGGCTTCGATCTCCGCCCAGACCTTCTCCGCCTTAGCCTTCGCCTTGGCGTAGATGCGTGAGTCGAACTGCTTCAACTCGTCAGGCACTCCGAAGGCCATCCAGTCGTAGTCGAACTTAAAGAGCCCACGCAGGGACTCCACGGACTTGTAATCCCGAGGATTATAGAGCGGCCCCAGCTTCGTAGCCTCCGGGGTGATCTGGAGCGGATACACCGCCACCAGGTTCTCGACCAGGAGGCGCAGTTCGCCCTCGGTCTTCACCGCCAGCTCATCGATCTCAGGAATCCGAGTGATGTCCACGACATGAGCTGCCTGGAACTTCACATGCGGAATACCCATCCGAGCGAACTCATCCCGGCGATCCTGGATGAACTTCGTCAGCGCGTCATATTCCTTACTCTCGAAGAGCGGCTTATCCCCACCGATCGGAACCTTCACGGTATCCGGCAGGTTCATGACCAGCCTCTTCTCCTCGGTGGTCAGCTTCTTGGTCTTGGGCAGGCTTCCCTCGAAGCTCACCTTAACCACGATGCGACCGGCCAGCTCAGCGTTGATGTCCGCCACGCTGGAGACGACCTCCTTGATGCGGGCTCTCTCAGCCGCTTTCCTGAGGTCCTCCTTCGCTTGGAACTCCCCGAACATCACATTTATTTCAGCGATAATCTCAGGGTGCCATAGGTCGTCGATTACGGCGCCTATCTTGTAGTTATCTCGCGCCCACTGTTGGAACTTGTTCATCGTGCGCTGTCCTCCAGGAGTATTGGGAACGCCTTCTCCGAAACCGGAGACCCGTCCATATCCAGCTCCTCAGCTCCGTTAATTGTGATCACAATCCCATCAACCTCCTTGACCCAGTTAAAGGCCGGGCTGTCGGAGTATCGGTCAACCTTCCGGGACCACCCGGACTTACCGAACACCTCCCCGAGCAGGGCGGCATCCTGCTTTCTTAAGGAGACCGATGGTGGGCCATAGCTTCCCCCGGACAACCGGGTAGCTTCAGGCTTCTCCAGCGCGGGTCCGTAGCGTTCCATAAACGCCTCCGCATGCTCGATGTTTGATTTCAGTTCTGCGATGTTGTTTGTCATATCTTAGTGTTTGGTTACTGCGTTTACTGAAGCGCCTTCTGAAGCGCGGTTACGGTGTCGATGATCTCCTGGAGGTGCTCACGAGCAGCCTGCTTGTCGGGAGAGAAGGAGGCGGTATCTGCCTCACTGGCGATGCGGTCAAACAACCGCGCGATCTCTTGCATTTGTTTATCGTTCATACTGTAGGTTCTCCTTTGGTTGCCACAGGCGAGAAAGCCCACCCGAATATTTTGGTTACCTTGACCGGACCCACTTCATCCCCAAGGTAATTGGAGTGGAGGAATAGGCCTTCGTCTTCTTGCGAGTTCAGAAGAACCATATCCCGGAAGCATTCAAACTCCTCCGGGTCGTTAAAGTCTCCATCATATTCGACTTCGATCTCTAGTGGTAGCTTCATTTGCTCGCCTCCTGCTTCATGGGCATGCGGACCTTACCGACCCGGTTACTGGTCACGGTCTGCGGGAAGTGGATCGCCGCCCCGCCATCCACGGTGATCTTATCCAGCTCCTCCTGCGGGCCGGTGTAGATGTAGATGACGACACTGCGGGTTCCAGAGCCTCCCTGCTTGCGCACCTGGGCGATAGCGGACTCAAGGTCCGGCCCGGCACCCCAGTAAAACTGATCGGTGACGGCATACACTTTCTGCGGGTGTGGTTCTTTCATGGTGTTAGTGCGCGTGCTGGCTTCCGTCGGCATGCGTATGCACATGGCCGCGCCCGAGTTTCTTGTGCGTGGTTTTACCGCCTGCCGACTTCTTGATCTCACGGATCATGGACTCGGCGTTGGCGTGGTTAGGCGCGGAGATGGCATCCGCGCTGGTGATCTTAATGATGCCGCTGTCGAGAATCTCGATCGCGATGGTGTCTTTTGGCATGGTGTTCCTTTCGTTACTTGGTTACGGCGTATTTGAACTCGCCGAGCTTCTTGATCGACCACTTGTGAGTGGCCGCGTTTTTCTTCAGGTTCGCGACTGCGGTGTGCTTCTTCAGAAGCGGGATGTCCATCGGGGAGGTGCTACTCAGCTTCCCGTTCTCGAACGACCCCGTGAGGCCTTTGCCGTAGTAGCTCACTGTTGAGCCATAGACGGTGGCCTGAAACCCCATCTCCCTAAGCCCTTCGGCCAGGAGGTTCGGGTCGGTGATTCCTTCGAGCGTCTGCTCGACGGTCTGTTGCGTGTTGCAAGGCATAGTGGTGATTCCTTTCTTAGTTCTGATTTGGTTTCGGCTCTTTGATCATCTTGCGAACAGCAGCCGTATTCACTGATCGCTTGGTTTGGAAATACCCAGGCTCGCTGGCTGAAAGATACTTCCCTGCCGCGGACTCCCGCAGCTTCTCTACATTGTCTCCCATGGCCTTCACGACCGGGGAGATGAACTGCGCGGCCTCGATGAGCGAGACCCCGAACTCGTCCGCAAGTTTGCAGACATTCTTGATCTCTGCGCCGGTCCACCCGACGCACTCCGGCTTCTCGCCAGAGACATTGAACTTCTTCTGATACAGGCCCCAGATCGGAGCCTGTTGCTGCTCGGTCAGTAGGTCGAAGAAGAACGTCCCTCCATCGAACCTGCGCCGCAACTGAGGAGGCAGCCCCTCAATCGAATTGGCCGTCCCGATGAAGAACACATCGGAACCCCCCATGGCGTAGAGGGTCTGCATGGCATTTCGGATCAGCTTCTCTGAGTCGCCGACGATGCCGCCCTTCATTGAGCCCATGTCCAGAGTCAGGAACATACCCCCTGACTCGTTGCCCATAGCCTTCCCGAGTTCGGTCTTACCCGTCCCCGCGAACCCATTGAACAGCACCCCGGACCAACTGTGGTCCTGCATGTGCGACAGGAACTGGTAGAGCGCATCCCGGTTCAACCCATTGGAGTCCCCGAGACCGGCGAACTGGTCGGCGATCTCATCGACCAGCACAAACATCTGAGGCTTGCGCTTGCCGCTGATCTTCATGCGGGCGTATTTCTTCACCTGATCCAGCCCTCCGATGTTGTCGAACGAGGCATCGCTTTCGATGATCGTCAGACCACTCACGGAGTTGATCGCACTGATCTTGCGCTGCCGCAGGATCGGGATGTCCAAGCCGGACTTCCTCATCGCCATCGCCACAGAGTTCTCCGCGACGAACGCAGACAGCCCTCTGGTGGCCGATACAGCCTGCTTCAGCACCTCCTCGCTTGGCTCCGGCAACTCCGAAGCGGTGAAGATGTTCTTGGTGATGGCTGCCAGCTCCCCCTCATCAGGAAGAGCCACGTCCAGCACGATCACATCATTGATCAGCTCCACCGGCACCCGACACGACGGGCACAGCAAGACCAGCGTCCTGCGGCTCGCCTTGAACGGGTCACGGCAGTTAGCGATCGAGGTGATGGCAGTCAGTAGGTTTCCCTGCTCCTTCGTCTCCAGCAGGAGGTGCGCGTTATCCATGAAGAGGATCGAGCCCTCGCCCATCTTCTCCAGCGCCAGCATCAGGGCCTCCTGCGGGTTGGCTGAGGTGATCGCCGGGGGCGCTCCGTCATTGATGACCGAAGCCTGAGCCTCGCCCTCCTTGTTCACGCCGAGGATTCCGCTGTTGATGTTCCAGCGAAGCGAGGGGGCGGTGCTCATCGACGCGATCTTCGAGACCACAGACGACGGGTCCGGGCACTGGATGATGATGATTGGAACCGCAGCGTTGCGAGCGCGGCGGAATGTTTCGAGATAGTTTGTCATGGTATTTATTGTCCTTTCTTGATTGCGGTCACGGCGATCATCGCCAGGACCAGGGTGAGCAGGACCATCCCAGCAGCATCGCTGGAGTGGAGGTGGGTGAAGGGCGCGAGGTGCGCCAGTAGGGTTGTGTTCATATCTTGGTTTTGTGTCTTTCAGTTTACCCGCACTACGTAGCGAGACTCACGTTTGGACCATGGCGGTCCGGTTTGGCTCAACGGGGGATCGGACCCCGCTGAAACCAGGTTTACTTACGCCGCTTGATGAAGAACGGCAGGATGACCAGGATCACCCCGAGGGCCTCTGCGAGCATCTCCAGGGTCTTGGTTACCCGGTCTTTGTTTTGCTGGCTCATGCGGAGTAGTAGAACTCCTGAGCGTAGCGCACCAGAGCAGCCTCCTCCTCTGCGGAGATCGACAGCTCCGTCCAGGGGGTAAACCAATCCTGATGCTCTAAAGCCGCGCTATACGGCTCTCCGCTCTCATCGAGATCGCCGATGATGCGAATTGCTGGCCCGCCCGTGCAGAGCAGGATTCGATACTCCCCAGGAACCCCTGAGTCGCCGTCCCCGCCCGGAGGATACCAGTCTCCACGAACCTCCACGGAGAGAGGGTCTTCCTGGATAGCCTCTCGTGCCCTCTCCAGCTCGGCGTCGTCTTCTGTGTCCAGCGCCTTAACCATCTCTTGAATGCTCCCGAGCTGAGCCCGAGCTTCTTCTTCACTTCGTTTTCCTTCTTCAGTTTTCATTGTGTGTATCTTTTCTTTGTTACTTGGTTACTGCTTCTGCGGCCTCATAGGCCTCTTGCTTCTCGGCTCTCAGTGCTGCCACCTTGGCCTCGAACTTCGGCCAGTCCACTTCGCGCTCGTCTTCCCCATTGCCGGAGAAGACGCTCCCGTAGAGGTGCATCGAGAACTCTGACGTGTCTTCCCAGTGCTCGCTCGCTTTAATCACCGCAGCGACGAGCGTCCCCATCTCATTGTAGTCCCACTCGTTCAGCGGCCTGGTTAGCCATTCCGCCAGCGAGTTGCTGTAATGGGATATGAACCCGTCGTAAGACGTGAACGTATCCTTGATGACCTGCTTAAGGGTCTTGTGGTCCCCGGAAGCGCTCTTTGAAAAGAGCGTATCGATCACCTCATACGGGACCTCGGCGAACACCCTGTCCGTCGTGAAGTTGTATTCACGAGGAGAGAGCATCTTCTCGAAGGTGAAGGACTTCTCGGGGGTCCCGATATGCTCCTTCATCCAGCAGTCGAACGCCTCGACCCACATCTTGGCGATACCGTGATAGGTGGCCTGGTAGTCGGTGCAGTCGAAGAAGATCGACGCATACTCGGATTCCGAGAGGCGCAGATGCTCCGGCTGGTAGGTTTCGGGGTGGTATTTCTCGCTGGACTCTTTCTCGGCATAATACTCAGCATCCCGTTCTTCAGCGTCGTCGATCGCGTGGGACAACATGGACTCATAGAATCCTGGAAAAAACGGGAGTGTTACTGGATACTTGTCTTTCATAGTTTGGTTTCTTTCTTTGTTACTGTCGTTTGGGTTTTATTGAACTCTGCCTCGGCGGCCCCCTTCATCGCCGTATCGGTCGTGGAGTAATACAGTCCATCAGCCGGGGTATGCGCATCATTATGTTTTAGAATCCACTTTTTTACGGAGCGGTCCCAGACCACGGTTAGGTCGTGCTCGGCATTTCTCCAGAAGTGCGGCTTCCCGCCATATGTCACGGACGGGCACTTACTCCATCGCAGCTTAATCACAGAACCCCCTCCTCAGCCAGCTTGGCCATATCTCCAGCCTGCCACTCCCCGCACTTCAGGCACCGCAGCCCGATGCACCCGTGCCGCTGGCGGGTGAACATGCGCTTCCAGAAGGCCGTATCCGGCTCTGGTAGCTCATCAGGGCGCTCGATCACCGCCTCCAGCATGGCCCAGCTTGTCGCCAGAAGCCCCGTGGTGACGTTTTTATCCCAATCTGGGGAGGAGATAGCCAACTGGGCATCTGAGACCAGCTTCTGGGCAGCCTTAAGCGTGGGCCGGATCATCTCCTTGCGGATGTTGGTCTGCGAGTTTGCAGAATCGGGGGCTACCGCAGTCCACACACCCACCGGGAAGTGTTTCCCCTCTCCGCCGAACCCGTGCGCTAGGAGTCTCTCACAGACAGCGTGGGCTGCCTCCATGGTGTCGTGGGTGTCTGATGTGATGCCGCCGTCATGCGTGTAGCATGCTGGCCCCCATTGGGCGTTTGATGTGTATTTCATAGTGTTAGTTTCCTTTCGTTGTGTGGTTACTGGCATGTGTCGCAGTGGCGACGGTTTCTTGGTATCTGCTCATTACACCCACGGCATTCGTGAGTGGCGTTGGGGCAGCCCGTCTCGTGACAGGCCACCCCGTTTATCGCCAGCGCTTCACATTGAGAGCACCGAGCGCGGAACTGGCGAGTGAAGGGAACGTGGGTCGATCTATCGAACCCGCGCGCCCGGAGTGTAGAGAGACTCACTTACTCACCCCTTTCATCTGCGCGTCATAGCGCTCCTGAAGGACTTGCTTCAGGAAGGTGATTGCAGCCAACAGCTCCGTGCAGATCGCCGGGGACGCCCCGGCGATCTCAAAGAGGTCTTCTGCGGCCCCCAGCAGCATCTGCGGCAGATAGCCGCCGATCTCCGGGTCGATCTCTTCACGCTTCTCCCAGGTCCCGCCCATGCGGGCAACCCCCTCGATCTCCACTCCGGCCACAATGGCCTTCGCGTAAACGTCGGTGTCGTAGGCAACGTAGTCTTCGATTGGGAAGTCCTCGTCCCCATCCCACACGCAATCAGGATCGAGCGTCCACTCGACACCGAAGGCGACACTAGGCGCGATCTCAGCCAACCTGAGCTGGTAGTCCGGTTCAACTACAGACATACCGTCCTCCGTCCCTCTTCTGTGAAGAAGGAGGTGACCCCCCTTTTGACTTTCGATTGTAGAGTCCCATACGGAACTCCGAGAATCCGGGCGGCGTTAGGCTGAGAGCACGGCTCGCCATCGAGTAGAACCCAAACCGTATTCTTCTTCGGTCTTTGATTGTGGATTTGCTCTAGTGAGGTTGACCATTTGCAGTTGGATTTGGAGTAACCCTCGTCATTATTTACCCGATCTATTGAAGCTCCGTCGAACGGGGCGATGCCCATGTCCTCCAGGAAATTCAAAAAGGTCATCCACCTATCACAAACAGCTATCCCCCTTCCTCCATAGTCCAACCATTGTGGATGACTTTGGTTGGTGCATCGTCCGAGCATATTCCTCCAGACATTATGGATTGCTGTCCCGGTGTATCCGTGTGTTTGCTTTCGGTGTCCGCAATGCTGGCACTCAAGAGCGGTCGCCCTTTTGGTGTTTCGTATTGTCCCTGATGAGTAGACGGTCTCCCCATCACACTTCGAGCATTTGCAACTCCAATGGATTTGCCCGTTCATTCTGCTGTGGATGGAGACGACCTCCAGTGATCCATTTTTCAGTCCAATAAGGTTGATAGTTTTCATTCGCAATACTTGCATCTGCTGCCATCAATATCAAACCAAAACTCATTCGCGAGAATGGTCTCATCCACCTGCTCATCGGAGTTTGCATCGTTATACGCAGCTTCGAGCACACGATAAATCCAGCGCATGAAGTCCCTGGCGGCCTCGATGAGGTCGGCCTCCGCCTTCTCTCCCTCTGGGTCAGGGGATACTGGATCGTATGACTCATCATCCGTGATCGTCACATCGAACTCCGTGCAGTGCTCGTGGCTGTAGTGGCCCCGGTGCTCCACTTTGAATGACGAGGCTGTATCCAGCCTGGCGATTCGATCGAACTCTGCGGCAATCCGCTTGATCTCGGTCGTAGCCGGGTCTTCACCCCAGCCATCCGCCACCTTGTCGGCCTTCACGTCGCTCGCGCGCCATGTTCCCTCGAAGCAGGCGCCATCGCCTTGTGACCAGAAGCCGGACCAGAAGATACACGGCTTTGGAGTCAGCTCCTTTCCTGACATACTCTTGCGGGCGCGGGTCTTGAACGCGATCCCCATCAGCTCGCCCTCCCGGACTGCTTCTTCGATCGCGCATTCGCTCCAGTAGTTGTCATCGCAAGACCCCTCGCGATACCACTCACGGGCTTTCTCTTTCGCTTTGTCCGATAGCTCATCGAACGTGAACGCTGTTACGGTTACTTGTTGGCTCATTTGGTTTGGTTTCCTTTCGTTATGTTGTTTGCTTTGTTGATGACGCACAGGAGGTTCTCCCAAGTCCCGCCACGCATCCGCCCTATAGACTTCAGGTGGTCTCGCGCATCTTCCAGCGCCTCTATCATCTCCGGCAGCAGATCAGCCGCTGCCTTGTTGGGGCATTTGGATGGGTCGCGCTCTGCGAAGCGAATCCACCGCTGCCTTTCAATGTCGGTGAGGGCATCCCATTCATAGGAGTTCCCACACCATTTTCCGAACAGCTCTTGCGCGTTCATTTCTCCTCCTTCATCATCAGCTTCCCGGTCTCCACGCTGAACACCGGATACGGAGCCTCTCCGTCCTCGAACCAGTCCGCGCCGAGGCAGAAGACTTTCGGGAATGCAGCCAACTCGGTATCGGTGATCGTTGGTCCGACCCACTGCTCGTAGCTCAAGGCTGCATCGAGATTTCCCGCTCCGGGAACGCAGGGAGAACAATACGCTGCATACGTGCAGTAGGGCGACTTGCTCACGAACACGTCGTAGTCCAGGCACTTCGAGAGAACGTAGCCGTCCTTCTCGTAGAGCCAGTCGGGTTCGTCGCACTGGTAGGTGTCTCCGAAGCGATCCGAGACGATAGACCACACGAGGTCGTCCCTCATATCTGTGGTCCATCCCCGCGATTCACGGAAGGCGGAGGCCAGCTCTTTCGCCATAACGGCGCGATCGGTGGCTCTCGACTCTCCGTAATACAGCTCAACGAGATCACCCTCAAGGGCGCTCTCCTGAGCTTCGTCTGACTCATCCCACTCGGCGTCGTATGTGGACACCAGCGAGTTGATTAGCTCTTCTTTCGCCGCCTCATAGCTGAGGTCTCGGGAGTTATAGAAGATGTCGTCCAGCGCCCAAGAGGACAGCGAGTTCTGCGCGATAACGCCATACCGGATACCCGTCTCCGGGTCCCTGTTGGCGGTTGATCCTGGGCCGGAGTAGTCCAGCCCTGCGTAGTTTGTGTTGCTCATGTTACGCTTCCTCCCCTTGGTATCCGAGGTCTTCCAGCAACTCATTGGTCCACCAGCACGACCCCTCCTTAAGCAGGAAGTCGATCACCTCCTGCTTGGAATCGAAGACCCCCATGTGCTCACTGGAATGGTCCGTCCGGTTATTGTATTCACATCCGCTGCTGTGCGAGTGCGTGAGGTGGAATCGATTGCCCTGCATTACCCGATAGGCGTTGTGGCCGATTCCGCTGTAGCTTCCGCCATCCCTTGAGGCGGAGGAGATTTTCTCTGCGCCGCTGAAATCAACGGGCGGGTGATTGTCGAATTTAGTCATGTTACTTCTTTCCTTTCTTTGGTTGCTGCGCTTTGGCAGCGGGTTTGGTTGTGCCCCCGATCTCGATTTCCAGCGTGATCTCCAGCTCCCCCAGTAGCTCTGGCGTAAGCCGATCAAGGCTGTCTCCATTCAGGTCCTTGGCGTAGATCGACGACAGTGTGCCGTCCGACTCCTTGCGGGAGTTGCCCCGGAAGCCATACGCCTCCTGCCAGCAGCCGTCGTCGGTGTAGTCTTCGCCGTATTCCCTTACCCACTCATCGTGACCTTCGTCAGCGGCAGGGAAGAACTCGTCTTCGCAGATCGAGTAGGCATCCTCCCATGTCTGGGCTCGGACGATCCCGCTAATCCCCATCGAATCTCGATGGATAAACAACGGACCATAGCCGTCGTCGTAGGTGTTGATCTTGTGCCCGAACCGGCTCTTGGCTCCGATCAGGCGTTGGCTGTCGTTAATCAGTTTCATTTGTCTGCTTTCCTTTCGATGTTGCGCCGGAGCACTCCGAGGAGAGTCGCGACTCGTTGTTGTTGTTTTTCTAGCTTGGTGGTCTTGGGGTCGTTCAGCGGGAGCGATTCGCAGTGCTCCTGGTATCTCTGCTCCTTGTATTGCGACAAGAGGCAGGTCAGCGCGTCCCCATACTCCTCGTGGAGATTTTGGTAATCCTGCTCAACGGAGTCCCCAAACTCCGAGAGCCAAGAGTCGTAAGATAGCACCTTCATGCCAATTCCCCCAACTGATGCTGCAACGAGTTCATGGCCGTCTTCGCATCATTCGCCATACGGGCGAAGCTGCGATCTCCGGTATCCCGGAACTTGGCCGTGAACTCCCTGACCCTGGCCGAGCAGCGCGCGATCATCTCGGTGACCATCTGCTGGTCGATCGTCAGGACTTTCTGCGGAGTTGCAGAAATCGGAGCGCACGGCTTCCATTTGCGTAGCCACTCCACCTCCAGCCTGCGCTGTTCATTCTCGTAGGCGATCTTCGCACGCTTCGCGCGAGCATTACGGCTCTCTCGGTCGATGGCTCGCCGCAGCTCTTCAGTCTTGGCCTGCATCAGAGGACGAGAGCCCTCGTAGGTGGCGTCCAGTAGCTCATTGGACATACGGGTTAGCTCGGTGGCGGAGAAGCCGACTACGGCCAACCGCATGATTTTGTCTGATCGTTTCATGGTGTGTTTTTCCTTTCTGTTTGTGGTTTACTTGCGGACCTCGATCATCTCGACCGAAGCCTCCTGATACTTGCCTTCACTCCACCGGATGACCTGCTTGATCGTGGTGTTGGTGGAGCGCTTGCGCCCCGTCCTCCACTGCTGTTGAACCAAGGTATGGGTATCGATGTCGTCGATGGTCAGCGGCTCTGAAAGCCCCGCCCTCACGAAGAAGGACAGGCAGGCGGCGTTGACCTCGGCCATATCCAGGCGCGAAGGGAGATAAGCGGACTTACTGGTGTTACGATTCATGGTGTTTTTGCTTTCTGTGTTTTGGCAGGGTGGCTTCCTGCCGGATTAGTTGTTGCCACTGGAACCAGACTGGCTCCCTTGCTGCGGCCTCGGGGATCGGACCCGAAGCGGCAGACAGGAACTAGCTAGGCGAAGGCCTCTTCACTGGCCCACGCGGGCACGATGTCTTCATACTGATCTGGCTCATGGAGCCCCAGGGCATCCACCCGGCCCTCACGGCGCTCTGCACGCCTGCGCTGCACGCCATCGAAGCGACGGGCCTTGCGGGCGCTAGCCGGAATGACTGACGAGCGGAGGTTGGTGGTCTTGATTTGTGTTTTCATTGCTTTGTTTTTCTTTGTGTTATGCCGAGGGAGTTCTCGGCGCGTGTTATCTCCCGTTCTTCGTAATGAAGGACGACTGCTGAGCCCCGGAGCTTCCTCCGAGACCCAGCCGTCGTTCTACTTCGCGACCACCCACGGATAAATCCGCAGGCTCGCTACTGTGGCCACCTCACGGTGACCCGACGTGGTGCCGAGCTTTCACGCCCTCAGGCGTTATGGCAGGCTCGTGACCAGAGCTTCCTCAAAGCTCTGGTGATCTCATGGCTTCCCGTTTAATGAACCGCGCACCTGGTTAAGATGCGCCAGCTCAACAGCCCGCACTTGAGGTTCGGCTCACGGTTATTTACCCCGTGGCCGCCATGCAGGCGTCCATGAATCCACCCAGGAGAGAGCAGCCTTGTAAGGCCGCCCGTCTCTTGACTGATACTGTTTAATGTTCCTGTTGCGCCCTGAGTGAGACCTCCACACGGCCACGGCATTTATCCACAAAGGGACCGCGGCGGTGCGTGCTCATAGAGTCCGGTTTTCAATACCGTGACAGCGCGTTTTACTGACCTCCTTTCCAGCAGGAGGCAACCCATCCATTCGATAATCCCACCATCGAACTTGGGCAACGCGCTACGTCCGAGCAATCGCGACGCAACATTCATTCCATGCTCTCCCGGTGGCATTGAGAGCCGGGGAGCTTTAATCGCAGACGACTTCTCATCATCGTCTGCTCGTGGCCAAGGCCGCTACTGTTTGTGCGGGTGAACGTGGCCATTTCCAATCGAGTGCTCGGGGAAGCTGAGCATCCCCTTGACGGCACGGTCAGCCCGTGCGACAACCGGAGCAACTACGCATCCGACATCACACAGCCTGAGCGCCATCGCTCGATCTGAAGTTGTCAAAGAACTACCACCCGCTCGGTCTCTGCCAGGAGACCTTAGGGAGAGGGGCGCTGGGGGATAAACCCCCAGCATTCTTTCTCGTTACCACCACCAACTTTGCAGTTTGAGCGGTGGGTCTGAAATCGAACCCTGCACCTGAGGAAAGTGCTCTACGTCTCTGTGCCGTTAAGCATAACTCAGGATATAAAAATGGTGGCGACGACACCTACCCCTCTTCTGTGTTGACCCCGAGACCCCGTTGACAGAACCTCTGGACATAAAGCCATGGCGACGAGCGACCACACCCTGCGTTTCCGCCAGGACAGCACCGAGAGCCTGATCACCCTAAAGGCATCCCTCATCGCCAAGGAGTCCGTCTTCTCCCAGCAGGCCATGGGCAGCAAGAGCTTCACCCGCGACCTGCGCTTCATGGCAGACCAGATCAACGCCATCTGCTTCGTGCTGGCGGAGCGCGGTTACACCGTCCACCCCACGGCGCCGACTGCGAATTACGGAGCTGGTATTTGTGATTTCAGCAACGTCCAATGACGCTCAACGGAAATACTCCCAACGGGGAAATCCAGCTCGCCCGCCTGTATGACGGAGGGGGAAACATCGTCACAGAATGGAACCCACGCTTCGAGGCTGTCCGTCGCGAGCGCGAGATTCTCTTCGGAGCAGGCGGATACAACCCCGTAGCCGAGCGTAGAGGCAGGGCCAAGGCCGCAGGGGGCTCCGAGAACTGGATCGCCAACAGAGACCGCGTGAAGGCTATGGCGGACGCCCGTGACGCCTTCACCTTCGACTGGATCGGAGGCGTCATCGCCAAGGTGGTTCTCTACGTCTGCGGTCGCCTCCACGCCAAGAGCGCCACAGGAGAGGGCCAGATCGACCAGATGTATGACGACTACTTCCATGGTTGGTGCGGGGACGAGCGCGACGCGCAAGGACTCCCTCGCTGCGACTTCAGTGGCCGCCATCGATTCCTAAAGCAAGTCCAGCTCGCCTTCATGTCCTTCCTCGTGGACGGGGATCACGGGCTACTGGAGATCAACCCGGAGTTTTCACCCAACGGAGAGTTCTGCCTCCAGAACATCGAGGCAGACCGCATTGGCTCCCCCATGGAGGGCTCGATCGCCGAGGACTACATCGGCGGAGTGAAGATCGACCCGATGACCGGGCGCGTGCAGTTCTACCGCATCTTCCAGAGGACGCGGACGAACCAATACATCAACCCACAAGAGGTCCCGCCAGAGTCATTTATTCACGTCTTCGACCCGGATCACGGAGATGAATACCGGGGCCGCACCAAGCTCCTGCGCATCCTCAACGACCTCCGGGACATCCGGGAGTGGATCGAAGCGGAGAAGATCGCAGGCAAGACCCAGAGCCAATACGCGGCACTGATCGGAACCAAGGACCCGATGAGCGGACAAGGAGCCTCTGCGTGGAGCGACAAGACGGCAGAAGGAACCCCAACCCAAACTGCCCAATGGGGCAAGCTCCTCAAGCTGGCAGAAGGCGAGAACTTCTCGATGCTCTCCCCAGCCGCCCGACCCAGCGGAGCCTTCATGCAGTTTGTGGACACGCTGATCCGCAAGATGGGCGTGAGCCTTAACCTTCCCTACGGATTCCTATGGGACCTCGCCACCCTCGGAGGCGTCACGGCCCGCATCGAAGTGCAGAGCGCCCTCCGCCAGATTCAATACTGGCAGGACAACATCCTCGTCGGACTGATCCTCGATCGTGTGCGCCAGAAGGTGATCGCACAGGGGATAGCCATGCAGATGCTTCCGGCGCACCCGCTGTGGAAGAAGTGCTCTTGGAATTTCGGTCAGTGGATCACCACCGATCAGGGCTACGAGATGTCTTCCGACCTCGAAGGCCTTGGTGCTGGCATCCTGCGCATCGACTCAGTGACCGGGAAATACGGAACCACTCCTCGCGAGGTGCTGACCTCCAATGCCAGCGCGGCCAACGACGCCCTGGGTGTTGGAGCCGAACACGCCCTGCCGGTCGAGACGTTCGCCCGCGGCCTCTGGCCCGACATCACGAATCAGAAGGCTGCGTTCCTCGCGCAGACGCCGATTCCTTCGCCTCCTCCTGGTAGCTTCGAGGCCATTGGAGACAAGGGGGTCGCCAAGATGGTTGAGATCGCGCAGTCCGTTAAGGAAGGGACGATGGATCGGGAAAGCGCCATCGCGATGATGCGAACCGCCTTCGGGTTCACGCCGAAGCAAGCCGACGCACTGGTCCCTGACGAGCCGACCCCAGCAGAGGCGAACCGGGCCGCTGGCCTTGATGTGAAGGGCAATCATCCGAAGCCAGCAGCCGCGAAGACCTCCAGCAGCAACGGCAGCAGGAAGCCAGCACGCAAATGAGCCCACTCCAGAAGGCAGGGATCACCATTGGAGTCATCGGGGCCGGAGGCGCCGCATGGAAGCTGCGAAACCAAGAAGGCAGAGAAAGAGCGCGATCAGCGGCTGCCCCCGCTGCGGTTGGCGCCCTGTTTGGCGCAGGCTTTGGACTACAGAGGGGGTTCGCCGGTGGATTAGTGGACGCAATCAAGAACCGACCAGACCTCCTGAAAGGTAATATGGGACCACTTCCATATGCGCTAAAGCACGCTGGTTTAGGAGCCCTTAAAGGCGTTATTCCAGGGCTCGCAGCCGGAGCAGGATCAGGATTCCTAATCCGCAAGATCATGCAGCACGACAAGCCCCCGAGGCAGCAGCTCTCCTCCCGGCATAAGCTCATCCAGTTTGACGACTTCCAGCCCCACCAGCGCCGCCATAGTGAACCTAAAATGAGCAACATCAGCCGATTGATCGAACTGGCCCGTGGCGACTACTTCAAGCGCTACGCTAAGGACAGCGACTACAGCCAGGACCCGAACGCCAGGACGGTGCGCGATGCGGTCTTCAAACCAACGCCGATCGACAAAGAATACCAGACCCCAGGGCGAGGCGGAGTGCATGGCCCACCTGAAAGACCAGAGGTCCGCAAGGCCAGAACGCTCGCCTCAAGGCAGACCCGCAGCGCGATCGAGGCGATGGTCCAGGCAGACATTAAGACTGACCTCACTGGAAAGCACACCGCCCACCGGAAGTCCATCGACGACGCGATCAAGGACCACCAAGCCCAAACGGGATACATCCGCTCACAGGGCCTCAACGAGGAAGCCGCCAAGCGCGATGCTGAGCACAAGCTGAAGATCAAGGCGACAGAGAGCAAGTATTCGGACTCGATCCTCGGACGCAACAAGACCGACCCAGTGATGGGAACCCAGGCTCAGACGGCCAAGACAGCCAAGCGCCAGAGGCGGCTCATTAAGGGTGCCCCAGGTCCCCGCAAGATGTCCGAAGCCGACAAGCTCAGCGTGCTTGCAGACCGGGATAAGTTCGGCAGCTCCATGGCGGCAGAGCTGAGGGAAAGAAACAACATCCTTCGCGGAGCCCGCAAGGCTGCCGGGGCGACGAACATCAAGGCAGCCAATGCCAAGTTCGCGCCCATCATGGCAGGCATCCCGGCCTCCGGTGAAAGGAAGGCCATCCCCGGCCTTAGGGACCTGGTGTCTTCAGAGGTGGCCAAGCGGACTGCCGGGGACTCCGATCGTGCAGCGAACGTCAAGCGAGCCGTGAAGGCCAAGGCGGAAGCGCGCATGGGTCGCAACGTCACTGAGCCAGAGATTCTCAAGACGCGGGTCAACGAAGTCACCAAGCCGATCTTCAGTCCTGCTGCATTGGGCGGAGAAGCCGCTCAATACGACCGAGACTCCATCGCCAGTAAACTGGGCCTCAAGGGCCGCAATGTGGATGCGATCAAGGCCCGCTACTCACTCCTCGCCAACCAGCAGGCGACAAGGAAGGCCCAGGTGACCAGCCAGGTCATCAAGGAAGGCAAAGTCTTCGAGCCCATCCGCTCAGCGACTCACGCCAGCCGCAGCTACCCAGCCCTCAATAAAAACCTCGGCAAGATCAAGGTCGGAGCAGCCGGACTCGCTGCCGCAGCGATCGGGACCGGCGTAGCTATCGAGCGGAGGATCAAGGCCAAGCGTGAGAAGAAGAAAGAGCTGGTCCAGTTCGCACTCAAACTCTCGCCCACCGGAGCAGAGAGGGCTGCAAAGCGCGCGGTCAAGAAGGCGCTGCCGGTTCTTCAGGGCAAGGGCTTAATCGGGCCGACGCTCACCCCAACCACATCCATCGGCTCTCCAATCGGGCAGGTAATAACGGAGAAGAAAGCCATGGTGAACGGAGGGCTGGTCAACCCAGAGGAGCACGTAGCCATACTCAAGAGCCGCATTGCGGAGATGGTTAATGACTCCAGAACGGCCAAGGGATTCCTGAAGAGCAGGGTCCAAAACCAGCAAACCGCCCACGAGAAGCTCGTCGAGAATCTCCGTGACCGCTACACCACGGAGGCAAGCACCCTAAAGAGCGACTTTAGGAAGGTCCGATCCCACGACACAGAGGTGGCCAAGAAGCGCCTCTTCATCGGAACTGGAGCAGCGGGATCAGTAGGAGCCGTGGCTGGATACGAGACCGGAAGGCCCAGTAAACGAAAGGAGGTTCAGTTCTCGGAGAAAGAGAAAACCAGCACCACCCGTAAGCTGCTGATCGGAGGAGGCCTTCTGGCGGGCGCTGCGATCGGAGCCCGAACCAGCCCGCGTCTTCTCCGCAGGGGCCGCGCCATGCAGGAGGGCGAAAGCCTTCTGGGAAAAGTGGTCTATTCCAATCAAGGCGTTACCAGCGCAGCGGATGTGATCCACCTTCCAGGAGGCCGCAGCCTTAAGTCGATCCTAAAAAAGGCTAGCAGGTCCGAAGGCATGAAGGGAACCGCAGCGAGAGCCGCCCTGAAGGTGGATAGCTTCATGGGAATTCCCCAGCGCCACTACGGAGTAGGAGTTGGCAGCGGAAGGATCGCCGAAGTCAGCCGGACGAACGGAAGGCGGGTCGTTCCCGAAGAGAGCTTTGGCAAGGTTATGGTGGAGAGCGAGGGTAAGATTCTCAAGGAGCCAATCCGCCGACAGCACGAGGGCCGCTCTGGCACCATGGACGACCAGGCGGCAGGCGCCTTCAACCGCCGCTACGAAGAGGCTCAGGGTTCCAATAAGTGGAAGAAAACCAACATCAACATTTGCAGCGGCACTAACTGCGAGTCCTATGCCAACAACCTCGCGGGATTCGGACCGAAGACCCGCCAGATAAACTCGATCATCACGGGCGGAGTCGGAGGGGCGCTGGTAGGCGGAGCAGCCACATCCCAAGCCACCCGAAAGAAGAAATCAAAGGGGCCGATAATGTTCAGCTCACGATCCAAGAAAGACGAAACCCTGCGCGGAGCAGCCCGCATGGGCATCAGCTCTGGAGTCACTGGAGCTGCTGGTGGGTTAATCCTCGGCCTGGCCGGGACCGGGGAAGGCCGGGCATTCGGTAAGACCAACGTCCTAAAGGCACTGAAGTCAGCAGGGAAATGGGGAGGCGGCCTCGCAGCCGCAGGTGCAGGCGGAGCGCTGATCGGCTCGGCGATCCTAGGGGCGCCCAAGCGCAACGAAGGCGCTGCCTACACCAAGCGAGGAGCCATCGGAGGAGGGGTTGCCGGGGCTATCGCAGGAGGAACCATCGGAGCCCTTGCGTTACGCAATAAGTGGAGCGCGGGAATCATCGCTAAATACGCCAGGGACTGGAGGCCCCTGCAAGTCATCCAGAAGAGCGGAGCATTCTCCAGAGCCGCGATCGGAGCCACCGCAGGAGGCGCCGCAGGAGCAGCCCAGCTTGCGGATGAAGGCCAGCAGGTTGATACACTCAACTCTGCCACAAGGAAGAAGCAATACCGCATGTCCTCGAACCTACAGCCCATCCAGTTCGCAGGCCTTCCCGTAGCTCAGGACCGCTACCGCAAGGCCATCCGAGAGAAAGAGGGCGAGCGCGCCGACAGCAACTACCTCCGTAGCGCAGCCGCAGGCACCACCATAGCGGCTCTCCTGAGGCGCAAGACGGGTTTAGCCATACCCCAGGCCCTCCTGACCGGCGCGGGGATCGGCGTGGCCTCCCAGGCGGCAATGCGGGCCACCTCGGCCAAGGACGCCTTCGGAGACCGCTCCTACAACGACAAGCGCAAAGAGCGGCTCCCATGGCAGGCAGGCGGCCTCGTCGCCACTGGCCTCCTCGCCAGGCGTGCGGGTAACAAGCTGCGTGACCTCAAGGTGGGCGTTAGTCGGACTGGTCGGAATATCCGCACCGGAGCGCTGGTCGCAGGTGGGGCGTATCTCGCCAACCGCATGCTGTTCAATTCCATCGGAAAACCCATCGAGTTCGCCTACGACCCAGTGGCCGACGCCCTTCGCGAGCGCAGCCAGAAAGACCGCCAGAAACGCAGCTCGATGCGCGCCGCAGAAGACCTCTACCGAAAGGCCGGACGGGGCAAGCGACTGGCGCGGGACGCCTCCCTCGCACTCAAGGGTGAGAAGAGCGTCGATAGTCGTGGCCGTGAGCGTGTCCCGGAGTGGCAGAAGCCGTGGGTCAAGCAAGCCGTGGGGCTCGGTATCGCCGCGCTGGCGATCAGGAAGGCCCGTGGCAGCTATCGGGGGATCAAGGAGGCCGCAGCCGCGCAGAAGCAAGCAACAGGCGAAGCGCATGGCATCCCCGGAGCGGTGGACCGGATCGGCCAGCTCTTTAAGCGCTCGGACACCTACACCCACGGAGGCGCAATCGTTACGCCATATTCGGCGCTCCAGAGCACGCTAAAGAACAAGATTCCTCGATCGATCGCCAAGCCCGCATTGGCCATTCGCCGGGAGATTAGGAATACCGTCCGAGACACCAAGGCAGTCATCAATGACAAGGTGGACGACGTGGTTAATCGATGGACTGGGACCACACCGGGTGTCGAGGCGGCTCGGGTCGTGGCCGCTGACCAAAACAAGGTCAAGAAGGTCAAGGACCGGCTGAAACAAATCCGAGCGGTCAACGCCGGAGTGAAGCCAGGCAAGCTCTCAGAGTTCTCCGTTCATCAGTTCGCCACGACCCTCGACGACTGGGACATCAGCCACCGCAGCCGCAACACGGCGATCGTCCGCATCCCCGGAGGCCAGAAGCGAGACCGTCGCCAGAAGGACTACCTGGAGACCGCAGCAGGGCAGAGGATGGTCCGAAACATTGCTATCGGTGGGTCACTGGCAGCCGGAGCAGGAGGCGCAGCGATCTTTGACCGGCACATGAACTCAGTGAAGAATGCAGCGATGGCCGAGGGCTTCAAGGACCACCCTTCAGGCTTCAAAGTCAGCGGAGTGAATGAGGCTGCCGAGAAGGCGACCTCCAAGGCAGCCAGAGCGGCCAAATTCGCAGCCATCCAGAGGGAGTTCCGGCAGGCAGCAAAGAGGTTTGTAATCAAGGCATCCTCCAGAGACCCGCTGATCACCCTCAGCGTCAAGCTCGACTACCTGATCTCCTGATTGACAGAAACCCACTACAAACATGAGCCGCCTGACCAAACTAATTGAACTCGATGCGAAGCTGGATGGCGTTCTGCAATTCCGCAGACGGGTCGATGAATACGGCAACGAATACGAGGAGGACGGCATGGGGGCAGGAGGCGTGGCGGCAGCGGGCGTAGGCGGGGCTGGCTTGCTGGCTGGCGGCCTATACGCACGGGGTCGCTACGTGCCAGGGCCTGTGGCTCCGGGCTTTCGAGGAATTGAGCAAACCATGGCAAAAGGTGGAGGCAGCATGGTTGGGGCTGCCGGTGGATACGCACGCAGCGCCTATGGGGAGGCAAAGGGGTATGCGACAAACGCCTACGCAGGGGCGAGGGGCTACGCTTCCCAGCAGGCCGGAATTTACAATAAGGGCTTCACCAAGGGCGGCGGTGGAATGAAGGGCCTCTATCGGGGCGTCAAAGGGGTGGCCAGGTCGATCACCAAGGGCCGGTCCAGATTCGTAGGTCTGTCCGATAACTCTCAGCGCCTAATGCAGCTCAGCTCGAAGCTGGACGAGGTGATGGAGTTCGGCGCACGGTAGGCCACTGAGCCCGATGCAGCGCCCTGAGTCCAGGCAGGAGGGGAACACCGCCAGGATTGCAGCCGGTGGGCTGTTAGCCGCCACCAGCCTGCCCTTACTCAGGGGGGCTGCTAGGTTCGCCGGGGCCAGATTCCGACCCACGCTAGCCAGGGCGGTCAGGCCGTTAAACAAGGAGTGGGCCAAATCCATCGGAAGCCACGGGAAGCGAGTCGTGGATTACATCGAGGGCTCGCAGCAGATGCTCAACCGAGGCGTGACCGGAAAGCTGGCAGGCTTGGCGATCCAGCGCAACACACTCAACCAGCCAGCCAAAGGCTTGCTCCATACCGCCAAGTTCAGGGCTGGCCCCTCCAGCGCGTTCAGTCACTGGACCAAGGAGGTCTCCGAGAAGATCAGACCAGGAGCTTCAGCCGATCTGCACGCGACTCAATCCCGGTCAGCCTTGGCACAAATGAACTCGCTCATGAAGAAGGGAGGGAACGAGTCAGAAGCCTTAAAGGAGGTTGCGACCAGTGGAGCCCACGCAGACCTGATGCGAAGGATGATCACATCCAAGTCCAAGAACGCCAAAGATTACTCGGATGTCACAGCCGTTATCGCGGGAGCCCCCGTGGCAGCAGGGGCTGGTATCTACGCCACGAGGAACAAGAAGAAGGAGCTGTCGGACCCTGATCCGCTGATCAGACTAGAGGCGCAGCTAGACGGCCTAATCGACTTCAGCATGCTCGGAATGCTGGCCATCGGCAGCGGCGTCCATGTGGCTCAAAACGCCATGTTCAAGGCAGCGGCATCTACAAAATACGGTAAGCGAGTCCTGGCATCATTGTTCCAATCAGGGGTTAGGCACGCCAAATCCGGCAAGCAAGTTAGACCCGGAATCCTGCGCGCCACTGATGCGATTGCTGGCCCCGAATACAGTCACATCTACAAACAGGGCCTGAAGAGCACCCGCATCCAGAGACTAGCCGCAAGCGCCTCCAGTAAACTTGGGCTCGGCAAGGACGTAACAGACGCCACAGACGTGATGACCGGGAGGCGATCCAAGGGATTCGAGAAGGTCTTGAACTGGGCACCCAAGGCCCCAGTGACCAACAGCAAGTGGGCGGGGGCGACAGGGGGCGCAGTGGCTGCCGCAGGAGCGGCCTTTGTGGAGCCCTTGGTCCCAGCCGTAAACCTAGCCCGAACCATCATCGCCGAGACCAGCATGGGAGAGCGAATCCTAAAGAGCCGATTCCTCAAGGGTATTGGAGGGGACAAGCCCTCAAGGGTAAGGCAGGTTATCGAGGATTACGTTGCCAGCCCCACACTGGGGAAGGTTCAGGCCATGGGATACGGCATCAGCCGCCGAGCAATCGGCTAATTGACAAGAGCCCTGATGGCAATGGCTACCAAGAACGGAAAGCTGACGAGCAGCAAGAAGACCAGCACAGCTAAAATCTGACGAAGGTTCATATATGAATTCAAGAGATGCAATCAGGCTTGGCAAGCGCTATCCCCTCACGGAGTTCGGGGCGCTAAGCGATTTCATGTCCGCCGCCAGGAGGGCGGGACAGAGAGTGTCGAGAAATCCAGCAGGAGAGATGGAGAAGGTCAGCGCCAGGGTGGAGGCAGCAATGCTGGGAAGCGAGGGCAAGGTCACCAAGCGCCAAGCCAGGGAAATCATCCGAGGAATCGCTGGCAACGATGCGGCATCCTCGGCAGTGATCAGCCCCAGGGTGTCCAATCGCTACAACCCCCTCGCCGAAGCATTCCCGAACCTCAGGGAGGCCCTGAAGAAGGCCCCGCCGCAGGTAAGAGGAGCGGTGAACAGCGTGGTGGGGGCTCCGATCCACGCGCAACCAATTGCCGGAGTCGTAGCTCACGAGGCCACGCACATGCGTCAGAATCAGATGGCTGGAGCGGCTGGAGGAAAGATCGCCAGCAGCCTGGCCCGAAAGCTCGGCGCCGGAGATGCCGGAGCCGCTACAGCCGAGAGCTTTGGGACGCTGGCGGGCAAGGTTGGTATCACACAGGCTTACGGCGCCCCAGTTCACCCGGTCGTCGAAAAGGCAGTGGCTGGCCTTCACGCAAGGGGAATGCCAAAGGCAGCAGCGGCGGTCTCAGCGGCGTCTCACGGGCCACAGTTGGCCATGGAAGGCCACGCCAACCTCGCAGCCCTGAAGCACCCAGGAGGAGGCCGCGTTGCCGCCGTATCCCAGGGCAGCTACACTGCTGCCGCCTTGCAGAGGATCAAGCGCGCCTACCGTGGCGAGAAAGAGCTATCGTCCCGAGATCAGCTTAACGAGATCATCCAGCTCTCCTCCTGCAACTACCCCCGCCTCGCCCGAGCAGGCATATCCCCTGGCATGGCAGCCGACGCGAAGAAGATGAAGAAGCGGACCGGCGAAGACCCGCTGAAGGGGCTGCTCAAGGGGGCGATCGGGTTGTCGGCGAGGGAAGAGCTAGACCAAATTCAGTTCGGCTTCGGGGATGCGGCTCAGCGCTTTTACGAGAGGCATCCAAAGAAAGTATCAGGGGCCGCGTCAGCCCTAGGGGCGACAGCGGGGATCGCCTCCTACTACGGCCTCTACCGGCTATACAAACATCTTAAAAAACCCAAGGAAAACCAGCAGGCCTTATCGGCCCGCGACCAGCTCGACACCATCCTCTTCGGCACCGACCCCCGCCCCCGCAACAACCTCGGCATGTTCAGCCAGGACGGAGAGCAAGGCCCTAATCCCAACGCCGTCCACGAAGTTTACAAGAGGCCCGCACCCCAAGCCCCGATGCCCCCAGCAGCCCCGGAGGAAGAAGCAGTCCCACCACAGCAAGGCGGAGTCAGGGGGCTGATCGGCAGGGTCAGGTCGGGTGAGGTGAAGATGAGCGCCCGCGACCAGCTCGACTCGATCATCCAGCTCTGACAGCTTGACCCAACGGGAAAGACCCGGTAAAAAGAACACGCCCGCAATCGCCCTGAAGAGGCGACGCGGGCGCTGACCCCAATCATGAACGACCATGACCGAAGCTGAGACCGATCTCTCACAAGCCCTGCCGGAAGGCGAGGGGAAAGTAACGACGATCTACGCGCTCGTTAATCCGACCACGGGGATTCCGTTTTATGTCGGCAAGGCGAACAACGCGCACAAAAGATTCACCAAGCACCTGCATGAGGCCGCGCTGTGGAGTAAGTGGGCTTCAGGGGGAGGGCGAAACGAAGAGCGGCCACCCAAGGTAAGTAACGTAGGGAAGTGCTCCGCGATCGACGGGATAACCAAGGATGGTCTGATACCCGAGGTGAGGATTCTGGAGAGATGCACCTTACCTCAATGGGCCGCCCGAGAAAAGTTCTGGCATTCGGAACTGGAAAAATCGGGAGCCATATTGACCAATAGCGCGGAGTGCGGAGCGGGATGCACATATCAAACACAGAGAGCGATAGAGGCGATGCGGTCTTCGAGAACGGGGCTAAAGGCCAGCCCCGAAACCTGCGCCAGAATAAGCAAGGCTATAAGGTCCAGCCTCCGAGTTAAGGCTGGGAATAAAGCCAGAAAGGGAAAGAGAAAACCGGAGGGGTTCGGGGCCATGGTGTCCCGTAACTGGACAGGAAGAAAGCACTCGGATGAAACCAAGGCGAAGATCAGCGCAGCAAGGAAAGGGGTTCGGCAGCCGGACTGGGTAAAGCAGAAGATCAGCGCTGGATTACAGAGCAGCGAAAAAGCGAGAGCAGCGCGGCTGGCCAGTATAGGGAGGAAACTAACCCCAGAGCACAGGGCCAATGTCAGCGCGGCCCTGAAGGGAATACCCAAACCGACCGTAAGCGCCGCCCATAAAGGAAAGAAGAAATCCCCCGAGCACATGGAGAAGCTAAGGGCCGGATACATGGCCTTTCTTGAGAGATCGCGAGCAGAGAGAGACCCTGCCTCGGATTGACAAGACGGCTGAGGCATGTCCGAGCCTCAGACCATACTACTTCACACGACCCCGGTTTACGCGGGGATGACGGGCGTAATCGACAAAGAGAATTGTATCATCCGAGGGGTCTCGCTGATCACCGGAGATTGCATTGCCGAAGGACACGATCTTCATGTGGACGGGCAGACACTCACGCAGCTCCACGCCCTAGCCGCGTCACGCGGAAAGGTGCCTGTTGGATTGGATCACGGCCACGGAATCGCGGCCACCTGCGGATACATGACCGACTTCCGGCTGGACGGGAACAAGCTGCGCGGAGACTGGCACCTCCTAAAGTCCCACGACGAGACCCCTCGGATGCTCGAAAGAGCGGAGACCCATCCAGAAGGGTGGGGGATGAGCTGCGCGTTCAAGGGTCAGGGTGTTGCGACATCCGGGGGCAAGAAAGCAGCCCGCGCGGAGAAGCTATTAAGCGTCGATGCGGTGACGCGACCCGCAGCCAATGATGGCCTCTTCAGCGCGAAAGATTCGCAGTCGGTTGACAAGTTCACTTTCTCCAACTCCACCAACATGGCTGACAAAAAAGATTCCAACGCTGAGCCCACCATTGCCGACCTCATGGCAGCGATCAATCAGCAGAACGAGCGCTTCGAGCAGCTCTCCCAGTCCCACGAGCAGCTCATCGGGCAGCTTCAGGGCCAGGGCGAGGAAGGCCAGGAGCAAGGCCAGCCCTCCGTTCGCGACATTCTCGAAGACCTCCACAACTCCACCGATGAAGACCTCGCAGCGCGCGGCCTGACTCGTGACGAGGTGAACGCGGAGATCGGCCAATACAACCAGATGCTCGCACAGGGAATCGACCCCGAAGCGGCAATGGGCGGCGAGGGAGAAGCCCAGGGCTACGAGGGCGATCAAGGCTACCAGGGCAGCTACAGCCCAGAGCAGGGCCAGCAGGCCGGAGCGCCAGCAGTCGGAGCCGGTGTCGAAGGCGGCACGGCCACAACCTTCAACGCCCTTCAGCGTCAGGTCATGCAGCTCTCCGCAGCTATCCGGGCTCGGGACAACGCGGAGAAGGCCCAGTCCGAGGAGATTCAATTTAGCGAGGTATCTGGAAAGATCGACATGATGGCCAACATGAGAGACCGGGCAGTCGAACTGGCGGAGCGCCTGGTATCCGAAAACGAAGCGCTTCGCTTGGCGGTGAACACCGGCACCCGCCCAGTCCGCCCAGGCATCGACAACGGAGTCCGCCTCTTCAGCGCCAACGGCGACGGCCAGCTCCACGCCTTTCAGGCCTCGATCAAAGAAATCCAGCTCAGCGAGAAATGCTCCACCGGGCAGGCGACCCTCAAGGCCATCCAGCGGAACCCAGGCCTGCACGCCGACTGGCTCCAGAAGAGCGGCAGCATGCAGCTCGCGAACTAACCGGAACCCCACTCTCCAAATCCATCCATGAATGTTCATAACGTAGTCAGTCATGTCGTCGCCGCCGACCTAAGCGGGAAGGAGTATCAGCTCGTCAAGCTCACCGCAACCGGGATCGACATCGCTGCTTCCACGGATCGCGCGATCGGCACCCTGATGCGCGGAAATGTCAAAGTGGAAAGCGGCTCAGCAGTCGGCAAAGCCTGTGACGTTTACCTGCGCGGCGGAGCCAACATCGCCTACGTCAAACTGGGAGCAGTCGCTGGCACCCTCAGCCTCGGAGCAGGCCTGATCGCAGACGCGGCCAACCCAGGATCGATGGTCGCCAGCGAGACCAACGCAATCGCCATCGTGTGGCAGAAAGTTACCGGCGCCCAAACCGCAGGAGCCGTCGTTCAGGTCCTCTTCCTCTAAGCCTGAACCCAACTCAGCCAAACCCACTCAGGACCCACTCTCATGTATAACACAGCAGACGCCATTCCCCGCGCCGAAATCAGCACCGTGCTGATGGAAGCGGTTGGTCAAGAAAAAGAGTTCATCGCACCGATGGTGTTGCCGATCTACGACTCGGCCAACGAGATCGGGCGCTACCCTCGCTTCACCGTCCAGGACACGGAGCTGATGAAGAGTGGCTCGCTCCTCGTGGGCACCACCAAGCGCGGCTCGGCCGGCACCTACAACGAGATCGATCGCAAGTTCGCGTGGGACACCTTCCAGACCGAGGAATACGGCTTGGAGGAGCGCGTGGACGATGTGGTCGCTCGGAGGATGCAGAACTACTTCGACGCGGAGATGGTCACCGCCAAGTTCCTCAGCAACAACCTGATGATCGACTACGAGCGGGAAGCCGCTGCCGCGATCATGAACCCAGCGGTGTTCACCACGACCAACTCCTCGGTCCCTTACACCCAGGCGAACGTCGGCTCGATGGACGTGCCTTTCGATCTCAACTCGCTGGTCGAGCGCATGACCATTCTCGGCGAAGGCCGGACGGTCATCATCATGACTCTCCCGGTATGGAACCGCATCCGCAGCTCTGCGAAAATGCAGACCTACATGTATGGCCAGCTCAACACCACGCAGGGTGGAAGCCAGGTCACGCCTGACATGTTCGGCAACGCCTTCGGGGTGCAGGTGATCATCGCCAAGAAGAGCTTCGACTCGGCGCTCAAGGGTAAGACCTCGACGCTGGTGCCGATCTGGGGGAACGACTACATCGCGGTGATGAACATCGGGGAAGGTGACTTCCTGACAGGCGGTGTGGGGCGGACGATCGTCTGGAGTCCCGACAGCCCCGGAGGCCTGTTTACTTCTGAATCCTACAGAGATGAGCCAAGACGCAGCAACGTCCTCCGCGTGCGCTCCAATCGCACAATCAAGATTCTTGCCCCGCAGCAGGGCCAGCTCCTCGCCACCCAATGGGCCTAAGCCTGGCTTGACTGACTAACCTCAAAGAACTTCACTGCACTTCCATGAGCACAGCCGCTAAAACCACGATTCCTCCGCCTCCAGCAGCCCCGCCCGTCGCTCCGGCGCCAACGCCTCCTCCGCCGAACATCCCCAAGGCGCCACCTGAGGGCCATGAGAACCCCGATGCGGTGCCTCCGCTCGATGAGTTCGAGGGCAAGTTCGTCCGCGACTCTGACGGCGAGCAGTATGCGCTGGCGATCCGCGAGAACCACATCCTCGGTCGGACCCACGTGGCGAAGAACACCGTCCACACCTGGGAAGGCACCGAGGAGGAGTTCAACAAGGTCTTCAAGAAGTCCAGCAAGGCCAATCCCGGCCTGACCGCTTCTCGATAACGCAATACCCATCGAGTGCCGCAAGGGCGCGGGTGCTTCGGCGCTCGCGCCCTTCTTGATTTATGAGAACCACACCAGATAACGTAACGCGACTAGAGGACAACGAGGTATTTGTTTTCGGCTCCAACAGAGCAGGCAGGCACGGCAAGGGGGCGGCACTGCTGGCGAAAAGGCTGTTCGGAGCGCAGTATGGAACTGGCGATGGGCCTACCGGGAAATGCTACGCGATAGCCACCAAGTCAGCAGAGATGAAAGTCCTGCCGCTCAACCTTATCGCCTCGCAGGTGGACACCTTCCTGGGCTACGCTGCGGAGAACCCGGAGAAAACCTTCCTGGTGACTCAGATCGGATGCGGACTCGCCGGATACGCGCCGTCTGAGATCGCGCCGATGTTCAAGGAGCGAACTCCCAACGTGATTTTACCATCGGTCTTTCATCTCTGCCTATGAGCGCTTTCACAAACAGCTTCAACCAGGCCAACGATGCCTTCGAGGGGATGTGCGCAGAGACCTTCGAGCTGATCCGCCTCGGAATCCCAGGAACCTACACTGCGGTATCCATCGACGACCTGAATATCGCCAACGCCATCATCCCCGGAGGAAGCGGCAGCGAGAACCAGGTGAACGTCTTCATCAAGGACGCCGTAGTGGACGCCGCTGGGATCGTCGAAGGGACGGTGCTCGCCGTGCGCGGTAAACGGGTCAGGGTGGCCTCGATCAACGAAGATGGGGACAACACCCAGCTTTTGGTCTGCGGCCCCGCCGGCGTCAGCCTGTAGCGATTGACAGGACCTCTGAGGAAATGAAGAAAGCACTTTGCATTGTCCTGCTCCTTGCCGTGGTGGCGCTAGGGGCGCCTACGGTGCGCACGAATCAGATCGACGCGGCGACAGCGGCAAACTAAAGCCATGGCGCTGGACATCAAGCGCACCACTGAGACCTACCTCTGCGCCAGGCTCACCGAACTGGTCCCCGGCCACACGTTCTACCCCTTTAGCGGGCTCGCCAGCGGGCAGAACATCGAGCCGCCATTTACGGTCATCTCCATCTCCGAGGCAGAGAGGGCTATGTCCACCGAGGGGACGTGGATCGCACAAGGAACCGCCCAGGTGGTCAGTCACTCAGCAGAGGCGACCTCAGACGCCCACTCAGCCAACTCCAGGGAGGTTTACGCCGCGCTAGGGAATCTTCCCCCCGAGCCCATGGCGGGAGCCTTCACCTTCCATGGGCTCGACATCACCGGGACCACGACCAAACAGGATAGCGAGTCAGAGGCGTTCGCGGACGTGATCAACTTCGCGATCGGAGTCGGCGGGTAGTTGACATCATAGAAAACCAACAAGATGCCCTCGACCGAACAACATGGAATAGCCTACGTCTTCGGATTCGCGACATCCGACGCCCCGGTAATCACCAACTTTGCCGCCCGGCGCGCTGACCTTCGCTACGAGCCAGAGGTCTTCCAGGAAGCGACCAACGGAGAAGGGCAGCGAGAGTCGGTCGCGCTCTCCAACGTCAGCAACCGCATGGTCAGTGGCACCTTCACTGGCTACATCGTCGCCGGGTTCTCTGGCAACTCGATCGCCAACAACTTCAACTTCACGGTCAACGGAGTCAGTCGTCGCTTCATCGTGAAAAGCATCTCCGACCCTCGCAACAAAGGGGAATACGCCGAGGTCTCCCTCGATGTCGTGAGCTACCCGCTCATCGGACCAACCGCAGCAATCACCACCTAATCCCAGGCCATGCCCGACATCGCAATCATCCCATCAGGCGTCCTGGCCTCCGCGTCCGGCTCGAAGATCACGGGGACAGCAGGCGTAGCCATCACCGCAGGTCAGGTCGTTTACGTTGATACATCGGACAGCGGTAAGATCAAATTGGCGGACTCAGACGCCGCCACCCCGGCATTCAATGTTGCCGGTATTGCTCTCCATGCTGCATCCCCCGGACAGCCGCTCACCTACGTGACGACCGACCCGAGTTTCACCATCGGGGCAACAGTCGCCATCGGAGATGCGATTTACCTCTCTGACACCCCCGGAGGGATGACCAAGACCTTCTCGGAACTCGAAAGCGGGGACAAGATAACCATCCTCGGTGTGGCCGTCACGACCGGGACGATGAACCTCTACCCGGTTCAGGGCGGGACGATCTAATCCTGACGGCGGTATGGCCGTCGATCAAAACTTCGCGGCTGCCTGGATAGACGGGGCAGGAGACCTCGAATACGCGCCAACCCGACTCCTCGGTGTTCGCGTCCGCAAGTTCTGCCTCTGGCACCGACTCCTCCTGCGTGTCCTCCAGAGCCCACTCATGGGAAGCGGAGAGCGCGTGGACTTCTTCGCCCTGCGGACCGCCGTAGGTATCTGCCGCCTGCGCTATGGCGACTGCACGATCAGGCGCCCGTGGCTGGTCCCCGCGCTTTTGACCACCAAGGCCGTCCTGGCCTCCCTGCTCTCTTTCCGCCGTCGTGTATCACCCGACGAGCCAAACGCCCTACAGCGGGCCATTGCGGCCCAGGCTGAGGTCATCCTGGAGCACTTCGGGGACTACCTCCAGGAACCAGACGCATCAATCATCCCACACGACCTGCCGAAAGGTGCTACCCCGCAGGCACCTATGGGCTCAGCACCGGCAGAGCTGGAGATAGCCTGCGACATCATCGGCTGGGCACACTGGCCTGAATGGAAGGTCTGGGAACTACCCATGGGAAAAGCGAACCACTACCGGACAATCGCTTTACGGACCCGAGGTCTTCTGGTTGACTTCCACAACGAGGAGCAGAAGGCCTTTGAGGCCCAGCTACCTCCCGAATTCAAACACACCAAAGACTAACGTGGCTGGATTTAAGGACTTTCTAAAAAAGGAGGCGGGCAATACCCTTAAGGGCGGGCTTGGGAAGGCGTTCGTAGGATTCGACGTGGCCAACCTGGTCGTAGCCGAGAACAAGCTCAAGGCCGTAGGGCAGCTCCTAAAGAACCTAATCCTACTCAGGCTCACCATGGCTACAGCCTTCGCGGGTTTGTTCTCCATGATGAAGAGCGGCATCCGGTCGCTAGTCACCGATACCGGGGCGCTCAACGCGGCGATGGATAAGCTGCGCAAAATCAGCGCAGGAACCAGAGAGCTGCAAAACCTGATCGGCACCCTCAAGGAGACGAAGCGCTACATGGGCGAGCTGGTCAAGATCAGCGAGAAGAAGCTGGTCCCGATCGAAGAGCTGGTAGCTGCCGCCAAGGGGATGAAAATACTCTCCCAGGGGACCATGGGGACGGTGAAAGATTTAGAGAAGATGGTCGATCTCTCCAGGGCTACCGGAAGGGGCCTGGTCGAGACCACGGATGCTGTTACGCAGCTCAAGAGGGACCTGCAAGACGGCAAGCCCATCGACAGCTCGGCTGATGCACTGGAGCGCATGGGGGCGATGTCCGCCTCAAGCGCCCAGAAGCTCAAGACACTCCAGGAGACCGGAGCAACCCTGAATAGTCAGCTTGAGTTCATGAACTCCGGGCTGGACGCCGCAGCCAAGGCAGGATCGGGTTTCGAGCAGAGCCTCGAAGGGCTCAACCAGAAGCTCGCCGAGAGCGAGGAGCTGATGAAGTCCAAGTTCGGGGAGTCCTTCCTCGAAGGAGAGCGGAAATCCACCGAAGCGGCAATCAAGCTCAACGAGAGACTCGCGGAGATACTTGGGGTCGTTGGCGAGGCCCTTTCCAAAGTAGGCTCGGCGGGCTCCGGCATCAGGGACACGATGCTGACCAAGCTGCTCTCTCTGCCGGGAGTGCTGCCAGCCACCAAGGTCCTAACCAACACGCTCACGGCGGCAGTAACGGCAGCCTCGGCGCTCGGTGCGATCTCAGCCGGGAAGTTCCTCTACAAAGGAGGCAAGGCGGCAATGTCTTCGATTCGTGGCTTCGACGCCACGGCCTCGGCTAGCAACATGCTCACCCGATCAGTGGCGATGAGAGAAGCGGGAGCTACCGGGATAAGGGGACTGGCGGCCAGCGGGCTGGAAGCTGGAGCCGTGGGGCTATCCAAGGGAGCAGCTTACGCAAGTCGAGCCACGAGCGGTATCGGAGGCAAGATAGGCAGCGGCCTTGGTAGAGTGATCAAGGGCGGGGGCTACCTCTATCTAGCAGCAGAGGCCGCGATGGCTGTAAACGCATCACGAGAGCGAGAAGCCGCGCTTAAAAAGCTGAAGGACTCCAACTCCTCGATGGAAACGTCCATGGCTGGACAGATCGCAGCGGTCCGCAGCCTTTCTGACGCCCAGAAGGCCCTCATTGATTCAACCAACCAGCTCACCGCAGCCAGAGAAGCGGCGGCGGACCCCTCCGGGGACAGCAGGGTGACCGGGCAGGACAATCTCCACGTCAGACGTTCTGCATTCTTGCGGAATGAGGCGATGAATAAACTGATGGGACTATCTGCCGCGCCGGACTCCGATCGTCTCGCCAGGGATCGACGGGTTGGAGAGATCAGCGCGCAGCAGCAACTCTCGCGGGCGACCGGGGAGGATCGGGCGAGACTCACGGAAGCAGCCGCAGAAAAAGCCCGAATGAGGCTCTTCGAGCGAGACACCTTCACGAAGGATAAGAAATCAATGGCCGCGCTGGAGATCGCCGCGGCATCCGGGGACCAGGGGGCTATCGGGGAGCTGGGCAGGAGGCGGAACACCTCGGGGTCGTCCTTAATGCGAGAATCACAGGCGCTGGAGTCCGACCGGGCTACCAAAGGCGGGACACCAGCCTTCGCGGCCCGAGAGGCGAGATACAAAGAGCGCGAGGCCTACATCATGGGCGCCTCCGGGGAGGACGTAGCGGCAGCCGAAGAGGAAGCAAGAAGCGCCAAGCTCCAATCCGAGGCCGACGAACGCAGCCTCGCCACCCAAGAGAAAATCAACGCCCTGAAGTCGGAGGGAGTCCAGCGCGCCAAAGACATCAGGTTAATCGAAGAGGAGGCCCTGGATGCGGAGATCGAGGCCGCCATTAAAAGCGGCAACAAAACTGGCGCCCAGGCGATGACTGGCCAGAGGGAAGCAGCCAAGACCGCGGCCAACGCCGCCGATAAAGAGGAAGAGCAGGCAAGCAACCGAGCTGACACCGAGCTGAAGATCGCCCTACTCAAGGAGCGAGGATTCGCCCTCGCCGAGAAGGAATCAGCCCTGAGGCGCCAGCAACTACTCGATGAGCTGAAGGCCATTCCAGCCGGAGACGTGGAGGCAGTGAAGAGAAAGCAGGCGGAGATCGCCGGGCTCGATACAGACACCAAGCTCAGGAGGGAGGAGCGCGCCTCCTCGGACATCGACCAGCAGATCGAGCTGACCCGCCAGAAAGGGCAGCTCACCGGCAACAGCAAGATGGCCCAGGGGGCCGATGACTTCGCGGCCTACAAGGAGAAATACGACCAGCTAATCGGAGAGGGCCGCGACCCCGATCAAGCCAAGGCCATCGCCTCCAGATTCACCCAGAACTCGATCTCCCTGGAGTCCTTGAGCGGGCAGAGTTCCCTTAATGCAGCAGCAGCGGTAAGCAGCATGGCCAGGATAGGAGGAGGTGGAGGAGTCGAGGCTGTCGGAGGCGACCGCCTGCTGACCGCTACGGAGCGCGGCAACTCCCTCCTGGAGAAGATTGAGAGCTACACTAAATTCCTGGAGAAATCCCGCGACATGTCAATCCAATGAGCCTCGCTAATCCCAATCTTAAATACTACGGCACCACCGGGGTTATTATCCGCAGCTATGGGACCTTGCTGGTGTCCCGCAGCGGCCTGGCGACCTGCGCCGCGGAGTTTATGGTCATCAGGAAAAACTGGACCCAGCTACCACAGGCAGGAGCCCAGCATCCCATCTTCACCTTTATCCAGATCGAGGAGCTTGAAATAAATTTCGAGGGAGCCTATGCGGTATCCAAGTGTAAATACGTCGGCGCCGACCCCCGAACTTTCGAGTCCGAGGGGTGGACCCCGCCGACCTACGAGCTTTCGATTAGCCTGAGCGAGGAGAGAATCGCCACGCACCCAAAATTCAAGGAAATCGGAGGGAGCGCCAAGGAGCCAAAAAACGGCGCAAACTTCCGTAATGCTGCCAATCCCAAGATGCCAAACGCCACGACAGAGGAGCCCGCCAATAGCAACGACGGATACGTCTTCGACAGCTTCGATCTAACCATTGGCGATGAAGTCAACGACTTTGCAGGGATGGAATCCTACCTTGACCCAGGAGCCACCTGGCGGGCGACCAGCACTGGACGCTACAGCGCCGCCACGATCAACGCTGCTGGCTCCATCGGTATTCCGATCGGACCGGCCCCAAACCTCAGCAGTGGCCGCAACTGGCTTTCAATGGGGATGAGTTCAGTCCAGAGGGGCAGAGTCTTCCAGCTAACCCAGGAGTGGCGGGCGAGTGGGCGGCGTGGATGGAATCGTAAGGTTTACGGATGAGCCTGGATACCGCGCTTAGCAAGCTCACCCCGGTATCCAGGGGGATGGGTATCCTCAAGGTGGTTACCGCCGAGCGAATCCAGGGCATTCAGGACGCACTGGTGGCCCTAACCAGGGGAGGAAACCTTCGTTCCGGCCCTGGCATTATGATCGACACCGCACCTTCCGGGGTGGTGATTAAAGCCTATTCCGACCCATCTTCAACCAGGAGCTACCCCGCCCACCCATTTGAGGTAGTGCCTGTCGCAGTCAAAGGGGCGGCCAAGGGGTCAGTTAATCTGCAAGTGGAGATGGATAGCTGGCTGATGAAAAGTGAGAAATGGAACGACAAGATGACCATCACTGGGCTCGGGGAGCCATTCGAGCTGTCGGAAGATGACCTGGCCATATGGCTGGAGATAACACTGGACGGCGAGGGGGCTGTGACCAAGGCCACGATCGAGCACGGCAAGCCCGGAAATACGGGTGACTGGAGAGACTTCCCGGACCCATTCCATTACGACGATGAGGAAAACCAAGACAAATACTTTCAACTGCTGGCCTATATTGACCCAGTGACAGAAAATCCATATCGGCCTGGCGGCATACCGATTTCAGGAAAATCACCACGAAGGCTGGTGCAATGCACCTACGTCAATCTGATCGTTGCTGAGAAATGTCTTGTAGAGGATGGTCGAACCGTGAGAGTTCTAGCTCCATGGCACGCTCCGTATGTTGCCGGAGGCAAATAAGATAACCTACCAATGGGTCAGAAAACCAGGCCTGTAGCGATCTGCACGGACTGCTACGAGTGCGAACAGTCCTGCTGCTGCAATCCGCTGGATTTTAGGGCGGAGGGCATCCGATACCCCTGCACTCTGCCAACGGATAAACCGCCGCTTTGCAAGAAGATGGAGTTCGGATTTCACTGGAACGAATTGCCAGCCTGCGTAATTGCACTCGCAAAGGGGGCGGAGATACTTTACGAAATACGCCTGGGCGACTGCGCATCCCCTGTGGTTCGCACCTTTGATCCACTCACGATACTAAATGCCATCAGCGCCGAACTATCACGCTCCGATTGGTGTGATACGCCATACCTCTGCAAATGCTGCGTCCCTGAAGTAGTGTGCCTTACGGTAACCGCTGGAGGTGAGGAGATAATGCGCTGCGTAGTATGCACTGACGGACCCTGTGACGAAAAGTGCTACCCTTCCGGCTGGTCAGAGAGCGGCAGCTCGACGAGCAGGCCATCGTCAAGCAGCAGCTACTCAAGCAGCAGCTATTCGTCTTCTTCCAGCTACTCGTCTTCGTCCTCGTCCAGCGATTCGAGTTATTCGAGCGCTTCGTCGGGCAGCAGTTCATCGAGTGATAGCCCTCCGCCGCCGCCGCTGCCCAGCAGTAGCTCCTCCAGCGCATGACCCCCGATTCAGCCGCGATCTGTGTCAGCTACCATGCCGGTCACAGGAAGAGCGGCGGGCTTATTTCTCCAGAGCGGCATGAGAGAATGCTCTGCGCTTCGATTGCCCGATTACGCCGGGCGCCTTACCCGGTAATCGTATCCTGCATCGGCGGAACGATCAGCCCGGCGGCGCTGGCCGAAATCCGAGCCGGTGGCCCCGTGACGGTCATCGAGGAAAGCGACTACGGGCATCAGCAAGGGGCGCTGGTCGCGCTGATCAATGGACTTCAGGCGGCGCACACTCTGGGAGTCGAATGGCTATTTTTTACAGCCGAGGATGTGATCTTTTCCGCGCGCGATCCGGTGGGCGAGGCGCTCCGCGAGGCGCGGGCGCGGGAGGTTGATTACTACTGCCACCCGTGGCTCGATGAAATCGGGATTGAAGGCGTGAGCGCGCAGGTCGCATTGATGCGTGTCTCAGCGCTATATCGCCCCGGCTTCGAGCCGCTTGGTGTGCATCTCTTTAGCGGATACCAAGGGATCGAGCATTACATTGCAGAGACCCTGCGGCAGCACCGCATCCCTTACGCGCGCGATCCAGGGCTGTGGTGGTGGCATACCCACGACGCCGATGAGTTCGAGCGGTTGCTCGGGGCCGCGCGCGCGGTGCTCATTCGCTTCACTCACGGGCTGGGCGACGCCGTCCAACTAACCGCGGTGCTCGCTCATCTGCGCAAGCACCGTCCGCACTGGCGCCTCGACCTGGCCACCCGCACCGGCAAAGCCGCGGGGGCAAGCTTTTGCCACCGCCTCTTCAACCTCGATTGTGACGCGGTGGAAGACCGCGACTATGATGAAGTCTTCGATCTGGAGTGGCCGGAAAACGACACCGGCACGAAAACCACGAAATGCCTGCGCGAAGTCTTCGGAGTGGAGCCCGAGGGAGAATTGCTCCGCTATCGCATCGCGCTCGGAGAAGGGTCAATTCACAGAGCCGCGGCGTATCTTGAGAGAATCGGCTGTGAGCGCTTGCCGAATGGCCGCTTCAACGCGGTCTGCTTTCACTATGAAGGTAACACTTCGGCGGATCGTAAGAACCTCCACTCCATAACCGTCGGCGCGGTGTGCGAGACCCTCATTGGAAGATTCGTGCCGATCGTTTTAGATTGGGATGCGCGCAGTCCGTTGCCAGATCAGCGAAGCATTTTTTGTCCGGTGCCGGAGGATCAGCTATGGGCGGGCACCGGCACCGGGGATGCTGAAATCCTCGCGGCGCTGATCGAGCAATGCTCCGCTTTCGTCGGCGTTGATTCTGGTCCACTCCACGTCGCCGGGGCTACTTCCACGCCGACCATCGGAGTTTGGACGGAGCACGAGCCAAGGCGCTTCTTTGACCCGCACCCGCACGCGGTTCATCTCATCCCCGCCGCCATGCGCGAGCAGCCGGGGCACGCAACCCTCCGCTACAAAACGCGGGAAATCAGCGACGCGATCGTTTCCGCTCTCGACGGGTTCGGGATCGCAAGCGGGGAGAAGGCGCGCGGCTTCGCCTTCAATAAATTAGAACAGGAGTGGGAGATCATCGAGGATGTCTATGCCCGAGATTCCTATTGCACCGCGCTCCTGCCGCGGAAGACCAGCGAGGAAATCATCGTCGATGTCGGCGCCAACATCGGCGCTTTTGCACGCCTCTGGCACGAGCGCAACCCGCACGCCCGGATCATCTGCATCGAAGCCTGCCCCGAAAACATCCCCGTGTTGCAGCGCAACGTCGGCGCTTTTGCGACGGTCGTTCATGCCGCCTGCACTTACGACGCCGGGCCTCTTTTCCTGCTCAATGCGTGCGGCCCGGATGGGGTCAGCACTGGCGGCAGCCGCGTCGTGGGGAGGGAGGAGTTCGATTCCGAGACCCGCCCCCATTACCAGCACGATTACCGGCCACTTCCGGTCGTCACCCTGCACGAGGTCATGTCCGAGCATGGGCTCGCGCGCATTGATCTCCTCAAGCTCGACTGCGAAGGTTCAGAGTTCAGTATCCTGCCAGATGCGCCGCTAGGTAACATCGGGTTCATCCTGGGAGAGTATCACAGCCGAGCCCGCTGGGATGAGTTGCGAGCGCAGCGGTTTGCCGCCTGGGACTATGGCGAGATGAGGGGTGGCGACATTGGCATCTTCCACCTGCGCCCCCAAAGTGACGCTAAACCGCCACCCGCGCCGCGCAAGCTGATCCTCCGCAACGGCCAATCCCCCGGCGACATCGTGGTGCTCACCGCCGCGATCCGCGACCTGCACGCCGCCTATCCCGGCGAGTTTGAGACCGACGTTCGCACGCCCTGTCCCGCGCTATGGGAAAACAACCCGCACCTGACGCCGCTGCGCGACGACGGCGAAACCGAACATCACACGATCGGCTACCCGCTCATCCATCGCTCTAACACCCACCCACATCATTTCCTGGATGGCTTCCGTGAAGACCTAGCGCGCATCGTCGGCAAGCTGATCCCAGCCGGACCGTTCAAAGGCGACATTCATATCTCCGATGCCGAGCGCGGCTGGATGAGCCAGGTCGAAGAAATTAAAGGACCGGGCACCCGCTACTGGCTGATCGTCAGCGGCGGCAAACGCGATTTCACCGCGAAATGGTGGGACGTGGAACGCTGGCAAGCCGTAGTGGATCACTTCGCCGGGAGAATTCTCTTCGTGCAGGTCGGCGAATCAAAGCACCACCACCCATCGCTGCGAGGCGTGCTAGACCTCCGCGGCAAGACCGACCTCCGCCAGCTCGTGCGCCTCGTCTATCACTCGGACGGCGTGGCGTGCCCAGTCACCGCGCTGATGCACCTTGCCGCCGCCGTGCCCACTAAACCGGGCCGGTCGCTGAACCGCCCGTGTGTCGTCGTCGCCGGTGGACGCGAACCGAGCCAATGGGAGAAATACCCGCACCATCGCTACCTCGAAACCAATGGCGCGCTGCGGTGTTGCGACAATGGAGGCTGCTGGAAAAGCCGCGTAGTGCCGCTCGGAGACGGCGACGAAAAAGACCGCAGCCTGTGCGAATGGCCCGTTGAGATTCGGACCGGCGCCTTCCTTCCGAAGTGCCTCGACCTCATTATCGCCACGCACGTCATCGACGCGATCGAGCAATACGAGAATTGGCATCAACCGCCACCTACGCCTCCGCTGGAGCTACCCGCTCCCAGTCCTGAGCCTGGACCGGAAATCTTCATCTACAGCGCCCGCACCAAGCGAGGGAAGCGCACTAAGACATGGGGACCGCCCGCCTGGGAACGCCTGCACGTCGCCGCCAGAACCCTGGCCACGCCCGAGGCGCGCGCCACATTCCTAGACGAGTTCACCCGCGGCATTCCGTGCGGCGACTGTCGGACAGGCTGGGCAAAAATACTTACCGAGAACCCGCCCCGCTTCGATTCATCCGAGGATTTATTCGCGTGGAGTGTAGAGGCTCACAACGCCGTAAACGTAGCCCTCAAGGCCGAGCCGTGGACAATAGAGCAAGCGCAAGCTCGATGGTAGGACCATGCGATTGACATACCCCTTTCCGCCAAAGTGAAGATATACGCCAACACCGACCTCCACCTCATGGTGGAGCAACCACTGGTCACGAGCCCAGTGTCGTCGATCTCCTTCCCAAGGGCCTCAAGTGTTCCCATCGAGGTTCAATTCACCAGGGATGGCGGTATATACGACCCGGAGGTCCTGACCGCCGCCATCACCAGCTCGGCAGTGGCAGCCAACGGGATCATCACCACGCCCGCTCCTCACGGATTCATCAACGGCGACTCGGTGGTCATCGCGGGGCATACCGGGGTCACTAAGACCATCCTGACGGCCACGGCGACCACAGCCCCGGTAATCACCACCTCCACGAACCACGAACTGACTACAGGCGATACGGTGGTAATAGCAGGGTTTCCAACTTCCGAGGAAATCTCAGCGGACATCACGCTCTCCAGCCCAGGAGGCGAAGGGGTAACCTTGGTGACTACCTCTGGAGCGCACGGCTTCTCCTCCACTGACCGCGTAACGATCTCCGGGCACACAGGCAGCCCAAGGTCCATCACCTCATCTTCGGTGGCGGGCTCCAGCGTCATTACCGCGCCCAACCACGGGCTATTCTCCGCCGACGTAGTGACCATCGCTGGCCACGGCTCCTCGCCAGCAATAACCAAGACGATCACCAGCTCCTCAGTGGCAGCAGCCACGCTGATCACCACATCCTCGGCCCACGGCCTATCCAGCGGGGATTCAGTGACGATCGCCGGGCATACAGGGACCCCCAAGGCGATCACCAGCTCATCGATCGCCAGCCCAACGGTGATCACCGCCACCAGTCACGGACTAACCAGCGGCGACGTGGTGACAATCTCCGGCCACGTCGGCTCCACCCCCGCAGTGGACGGAAGCTACACCGCCACCGTGACAGGGGCGAACACCTTCACCGTCCCAGTGAATGTAACCGTGGCCGGGACAGGCGGAACCGTGACCGCCCCAACGAGCATTCCGACGATCAACGGGACCAGGGTGGTGACCTACGTGTCCACCACCACCTTCACCATCCCGGTGAATGTGACCCAGGCTGGAACCGGGGGAGCGGTCACCCGTGCCGCGGTGGACCTGAACGGCTCCAGAACCGTCACCTACATCAACGCAGATACGTTCTCCGTCCCAGTAAGCATGGCTTCCTCCATGACCGGAGGGACAGTCACCAAGGCCACCAGCACGCCCGACATAAATGGCCTGTATGGCATTACCAAAATAAGCTCGGACACCTTCTCGGTCCCGCTGACTCTGACCCATGGGGGCCTCGGCGGTTCCGCCCTAAGGCCCGCCAGTGATCTAAACGGCAGCAGGGTGATCACATCCACGGGCGCTACGACCTTCACCGTCCCTTATACCAACAACCACGCGGATGTCGGAGGGACCGCCACCAAGTCCACGAGCACCCCGGACATCAACGGAACCAGGGCAGTAGGAAATGCCACCACCTATACCTTCACCGTCCCGGTCAACGTAACTGTCGGAGGGGTAGGTGGCACCGCCACCAAAACCTCGCCACTGAATCTACGGTGGACAGTTAAGTCCGACCAGAAGTTCGACGAGGACCCTCCGCTGGTCACGCTCAACTCCTTCGTCAAGAGCGGCATCGGCGCTTCTACGGTCTTTCGTGGAAACGCGAACTACATCACCGACACCCTCAACGCCCTGCTCGGGGTAAACCTGACAACCACAGACGACAAGGCTGAAATCCTGGCGATGTCCGAGCTGCGCTGGGACGGCATCGACCCCGGCAAGACCAGGTGGGCACCCCACACGATCTGCAACGACATCTGGAAAGACACAGATACGGTCGTAACCACTCCATCCGGGGGCGCCAGATTCACCACGCTTGAGAGCTTCTTTGATCTCCCAAACAAGCAGCTCCTAGCCGCTCATTCACACGCCGATCCCGCGCTCAGCGTCGATCGCCTGATTGCGGGGAAGAATCCGGCAGGGACCGATCGCCAACTGTTCACCTCGATGACGCACACGGGCACGCCGGCCTACGCGCGGAACCCGGCTTGGGCCGATCTCGATCTCACCTGCTTCAGCCCGTGGAATAGCTACTACGGCGCCCAAATGGGTGGAGTCGCGATCAGCCCGCGGCACGTCTTGCTCGCCGAGCATTTCAGCGGAGGCACCGGCACCGCGTCCGTGGCAAACGGGACGACATGGAGGTTTGTGACCCGAGATAACGTCATTGTTAACCGGACGATCACAAACAAACTGCGCGTCGGCGTGACCGATCTCTGCATCGCCCTCCTCGACTCCGATTTGCCCGACACGATCACGCCTGCCCGCGTGTTGCCGCCGGACTACGCCAACTACTCTGCTCCCGCCGACTACCCGGCCATTTATTCCGATTTTGAGAAAAAAGTCCATGTCCGCTGGCTTTACGACCTTGGGGGCTTCGCATCTCTTTCGGCAGACCCTCTCCGCAGCGCTTGGGGCGAGGACGTAATAACAGGCGATTCGGGGTCGCCGATGTTCATTATCTTCGGTCGGGTCCCGGTGCTTCTGGGGCTATTCCAAACTTCCACCGGCGGTCCTTCCGTCTCGGCGCAGGTCGCGAACGTGAATGCGGTGATGACCACGCTGGGGGGCGGCTACGCGCTCACGGAGGCTGATCCACAGACGATCGTGACAAACCGTTCCGTAATCGGAACTCAACTCTATGTCACCGGGAATAACCCCTCCTATATTGACGGAAACAGCGCTTCGACCCTCTTCTCGATTTACAATTCATTAGGGAGTGCGCTGTCTCTTAGTTCTGGAGGTGTAGTTACGAACCCGGTCCTGAGTATATCCCAAGGGGCCGGACCATACGCGCAATTTAACGGTCTCTACGGCGTAGTTAATCTTTCAATCGGCAGTAACGGCTCACTGACCTGGGCCGACGCAGCCGCGAAGCTCACCACCCGCGCGAGCCTCGACTCCACCGGCTCGACCGGCATCAACGCGCAGACCGGCACGAGTTACACGTTCGTCCTCGGCGACGCCGCGAAACTGGTCACAGCGTCCAACGCGGGCGCGATCACCCTCACCGTCCCGCCGAACGCCAGCGTCGCCTTCGCCATCGGCACCCGGATTCACGTCCGCCAGCTCCTCACCGGGCTGACGAGCATCGCCGCTGGCGCGGGCGTGACGATCAATTCCCTCTCCGGCCTGCTCGCGCTCAATGGCCAGTATTCCGGCGCCCAACTCATCAAGACCGGCACTGACACCTGGTCGCTGGAGTTCAGTAGCCCCGGCGGGATCACCGCCGCCGGGCTTGCCTTACTCGATGATGCGTCCGCCGCAGCGCAGCGCACCACGCTCGGAGCCGCCGCCAGCGGCGCGAATGCGGACATCACCAGTATCTCTACAGGCGGCACCACGCGTGCGAGCTTTGATTCCAACGGACTAACCGCCACCGCCGCGCTTCGCGTTGGGACGTTTCTTTATCTACAAAACGGCGGTGCGACGACGGTGCTTTTTAACGCGGGAGGCGGCGTCCTGCAGGTTGTAGATGCAACGTTTGCGGGCGGAAACGCACTGCTGATTGGCGCAAATAACACGACTACTGGGACGCGCATCAAACGGAGCGGCACGGGGGTCCAAATTCGCGTCGGCGACGACACGGCAGATGCCGCCCTTAGCGCAGGTGCTGTAACTATTGGAACAGGCGGCACCGCAATTCAGAAAGTGCTCAGCGCAGTCAAGAGCGCGTTCGATTGCCCGAGCATCGCCGCAAGCGGTGGCGTGCAAACAACCACCCTCACTGTTACCGGAGCCAGCACTACGAGTGCCACCAGTGTCTCTGTTCCGAGCGGCGGGCTAAATGACGGCGTGGTTATTGATGCCTATGTTTCAGCCGCAGACACCGTGACAATTAAGTTCACCAACACTACCGTTGCGACGATCGATCCAGTGAGTGCTAGTTACCGCGTAGTCATCCTCAACTTCTAAAGCCATGCCCACGAAACCCATCCCGTCATCTCCTAAAGTTGTCGTCGTTACCAGCCCCGAAGAGGTCCTCGTCGATGGAGAGAGCTTCGGCGCAGTGGCTGATACTATCTCAAACAACCCCCACCTTGCTGCATCCATCCAGCGCGCGTTACAAGCCTGGCATGATGATAAAAAGTCCAAAGATAAAGAAGCCCGCGCAGCCGAATTTCTCGCCGAGAAAGAAACCCACCGCTGCGAAAAAGAGTCCAGGGACGCCGAGCAAGGAGCCCGCATAGAGGCCCTTCAATCCACCGCAATAGAGGCCGCTCGTCTGCAAGCGATCTTCAAGCAGCTCTCCACAGTAGCCGACGACAAGGAGCTGTCTCCAGAGGACCAGCTAGCAAGACTCACTCAGGTCATCACCGAAGCCCTCAAGCCAGAGAGACAGCGCCGTAGGGAAACCCTCGAAGCCGAAGTAGCCTCCAAGCAAACCGAACTCGACGAACTAACCACATGAACATCCTAATCGTAGAAGACCACGAACCATACTCCAACACCCTCTGCCGACTAATCACCGAAAAGATGGGAGCCGACTGCTTTGTAGCATCCACCATCGAGGATGCGCTGGGCATTACCAAGATCACCCGTATCGACATCACCCTGCTGGCCCTGAGCCTTCCGGTAACCAAGGGCAGCAAGGAGCTAATGCCACTCCAGGAGGTCATCGCGAGCATCCCCCTTTTCCCGCCTCCGGTCATCGTGGTGACCGACCGCGAGGACAATGATGGGTTAATCGAGATCGATTGCTACCGGAACTGGGCGCAGAACTTCATCACCAAGGACGCCCTTCGTGACGGACTGGGTAAATTCAAGGGAGCGGAATTGATTAAGGAGATCACCAAGTCATACTGGCGGAACGTTCTCCCGGACCAGTCTCTCAAGCCCATACACGAACTAGCCGAAGCAACCAGCGCGTGAGCGAAGATGGATGAAATCCTGGAGCAGGCGAGAGCCAAGAAGGAGGCATTGCGTGAGGAGCGAGATGAGGTCGACCGCGTAATATCGCGCGGCAGACTCCTGCTTGGAACAGTGATCTCGATATGCCTGGCCTGCATCAGCGGCGCGGTCTGGATTACCAAGCTACAAGGAAGAGCCGCGGAACTTGAGCGACTGGTGGGTGAGCGCGGAACCCGCCTTGATAAAATCGAGACCAGGCAAGCCACCTTCGAGGCCTACATCGTCTCCAATAACACCAGCACACTGAACCTCACCAACCGGATCAACGCCAACGAGAAGCTGATCGACGTGCTTAGGGTCGAGCTCATGAAAGACCACGATCGGACCGAAAAGATGTGGTGGCAGCGAATGCAGGGTAAAACCAACAGGGACATCAAAGGTGAAGGGGGTGTTGACGAACCCTGAGTATTGACACCCCGCCTCCAGCAATGAAATCACTACCCGTCCTGCTTGTAACCGCACTCCTGCTCGCAAGCTGCGCGACCAATACCGGCGATCCTGATAAGGACGCGCGGGCTAAATCAACCAATGCGGTGCTCGCGCAGGCGGCTCAGGTCCTCGGGCAGCTCGCTGTAAACTCGCTGCTCAAGACCGCCCAGACCGAGATGGGGAGCAACACCGACATGGGCCACGCCGCGGCACAGGGAGTATGGGGGCAGGCGGCATCATGGGTCACGAGTCAGGGGATCGCGCTGGTGATCAATCAGTTTTCCAACCGCACCCTGAGCAAGACGGCTGCGGTAGCCAAGGATGTGTTTTCCTCCAGCTCGGCTCAGCCAGCCCAAAAGGCTACAGCCATCGCCTCTGTGATCTCAGCCGCAGCTTCGCGATGAAGTCCAGAGCCATGGTGGCTACTGAAGGGGCGCTCTATTTCATCCTCGGAGCCTTCCCTCCGATGATCACCGAGCTGGTCGGGGATGAGCCCCTCACCACCCGGCACCTCTTCGTCATCGGTCTACTAGCACTCGTCGGAGGGTGCACCGCACTGAAGGCATTCTTCAGCCAAGCCATTGGCAACCCCCAGGATGTCATCGTAAAAAACAAGGACAACCAAGCTATCCCAACCGATCCGCAATCATGATTCCAATCCTCGCCATCCTCAACATCTCTGCACTCTTGCAGATGCTCATCTACCTCGCGATCGTCGGTCTGATCATCTGGGGTATCTTCGCACTCCTACGCCACTTCGGACTGGCCATCCCTCAGCCGGTGATGATCGTGCTCTACGTGCTCGCTGGCGTGGCGCTGATCTTATTCCTTGCCAGGGCCTTTGGCGTGGCCGTATAAGCGGCCATGATCGCGCCCCAGCTAGTCAAGATCGCCAAGGCGGAGGTAGGCGTAGAGGAGGTCAATGGGTCGAATTGCGGTCCTCGGGTGAATGAGTATAAAGCAGCCACGCGCCTCCCGGCAAAAGAGGCATGGCCATGGTGTGCAGCATTCGTTTGCTGGTGCGTGAAGCAGGCCATGGGCGACGGTAAGTTTACCTTCGAGCGTCCAACTACGGCTGGAGCATGGGACTTCGAGAACTGGTCCCGAGCGCAGGACGACAGCACCAGCACCAAGAAGCCCGCTGGTGAAGACGTGAAAGCCGGGGACATCGTGGTCTTCAGGTTCTCCCACATCGGCATCGCAGTAAGCAGCCCTGACGCGGACGGCTACATTAAAACCGTGGAGGGAAACACAGACTCAGCAGGATCACGAGAAGGTGGGGGCGTATTCCTCAAAAACCGCAAGATCAGCCAAGTCAGGAGCCGGATTCGGTTTACCGTCTAGGCGATGTCCTGGTCCGCAAGGTGCCCCAAGGAACCTGGGTGGTATCTATTGCGCTGTGACGAGAACGATAGGCGTGCGCAGCAGGTCTCTGTCTTCCTGAGAGAGGGCCAGCTATGGGCCTCCGACCCGGACCTCGGGAACCAGCCCGTGTCTATTCTGCACGCAGGGCTTATTGATCCATCCTGGTGTCCCGTAGGGAAATAGTCCTCGACACAGCGTCTGCCATGGCTACAAGGCCACGCAGATGCCCGACGCAGCCTACGAGGAACGCCGCTTCGCCCGTGACGCCGAATACCTTCTGGCATGGGAGAAGGCCCCGGAATCATTCCGTAAAGCCGCAGAGTCAGCCGGGGTGGAAGGTCCTGAACTGGACCGAACTAGCCAGGCAATGGAATACGAAGAAGGGTATCTATCCGCCAGCACCACGCCAGACATGGCCAGGGACATCGACACGCATGTTGACGAGCTGGTGGAGAAGCATGGGGTCGAGAATGAAGAGCTGGTTCGAGCAGTAGCTGCTGACCTCAAGAAGCCGATGGACCTGGAGATCGAGCGAGGGCGATCCCTCATGCTCGGCAGGGTGGTGATGCACCTGGTAAGGTCTGAGACTTCCAACGTCCTGGCTGGCGTCCACGGGCTAATGCACGCTATTCCGCGACTGGCCGCAGCCAATGGCTTCACCAGCATGCGGAAATCCGCACTGGCCTGCAATGTCTCCCAGGAGTGGATCAGGAAGAGCCGCAATCGGTGGTGCCACACGATGGGTGTTGAAATACCAGTCGAGGGCCGCAAGAGCCCAGAGGCCTGCGCGAAGTATTCCAAGTGCGGGAAGGAGAACCACTGGACACGCCAGAAGTTTACCGATACACCAACCAAACAATGCCAAACGAACCTACCTCAGAAGCTGCAAGCGGCCTGACCCAGCAACTGGAGCTGGTCATCCAGCAGCACGACATCCCCGAGGGATGGAAGCCGCCCTTCGCCCTCAGCCCCGACCGGCCCATCACCATCCGCGAAGACCTGACGCTGGAGGAATTCAAGGAGGGGCTGAGGTCCTTCAAGGTGATGCGCCAGCGCCTCGACTCGATGATGGAGATCGGCCAATCCGACTACATCGCATGGGGAAAGCTCAAGTTCGGCAAGGACGCCGTGAATGCCAGCCTGGCGCAACTGGAGTTCGACATGCCAACGGTCAATCGCGCGCTGGACATTCAGAATATCCCAACCGAGCTAAGGCAACCGAACCTGGAGGCCGATCATTACGTCGTATTGGCCCGTGCTGGGCTCAAGAAGGCAAAACAAGTATATTGGTCCAAACTGGCCTCCCAGCTCAACCTGAGCCCTTCTCAGCTCAAGCTGAGCATCGTCAAGGGGGAGGTGACCAGCGCCGGTGAGAGCAAGAAACTCACCCACGGCATTCTATCGATCCACGGAGTGAGGCACGAGCTGGACATCTGGCTCTCCCGAGTCGGAGGCGCTGAGGGCATCAAGAAGCTCGAACCGGCAGTGCAGAATGAGATCGTGGAGAACCTCAGGCCGTTCGCTGAGCTGTATCGGGAGCTGGTCGAATGATCGAGCTGGTCATCATACCCATTGGCTTACTGGCCGCTGCGGGCATGGTGCTCTGGCTGACAAGCGATGCCCCGCATGGCCACGAAGACGAGGATGGATTCCACGAGGACGACAACAAACCAAACCCATGATCACTAAAGAAGAATACCAGCAGGCCATCTCAGTCAGGGATCAGGCCGAAGTCACAATCAATGCTTACGGTAAGCAGCGCATCGAGGAATTCGGAGCGCGCTGGGCTAAGTTCCTGATAGGCGGGGACCCATTCCCCGATACCGACCTGCGCTACTCAGCCAGCGCCCGCTGTCATTGCGGTGCTGGATTAGCATACCCCAGGAACTGCGGCGGCCTTCATCAATGGGACTGCTCGGCAGTGCTGAAGGGCGAGGCAACCGAGGGCGCTCATGAGAAATACCCATTCATGTTCTACGAGATCAAATCCGAAGAGCAGCCCAGCGCCCATGGTGCGACCACCCGGCCCTAAGCCAATGATCCTCAAAAACAACCAGACCACTGAAGACCCACGCCTCGATCGCGTGGTGCTCTTCGATGAGCGCTCCAAGGCCTTCCCTATCAGGGCCACCATCGAGCAGAAGAAGCCCCGCTCTTACACTTGGCGCTGCATGGAGTGGTTCGATCAAGGTCGAGAGGGAAAGTGCGTGGCATACGGAATCGGGCACGAGCTGGCAGCAAGACCATCGGAGATCACCGGACTGACACCGGAAGTCCTACAGAACATATACTGGCAGGCGCAACGCAACGATCCCTGGCCAGGTGGCAGTTATCCAGGCGCCCAACCATTCTACGATGGGACAGCCGTGCTAGCAGGAGTGAAAGAGGCGCAGTCACTCGGCTACTTCGGCTCCTACCGCTGGAGCTTCTCACTCGCTGAGCTGAACATGGGCCTGAGCTACGCAGGCCCCGCAGTGCTTGGACTCGCGTGGTATGAGGGGATGTTCAACACCGACAGCCAGGGCTACATCCGCGTCACTGGTCAGGTGACTGGAGGTCACTGCGTCTGCGCCCGCGGCGTGGACATCAAGAACAAGCGCATTCTCATTCGCAATAGTTGGTCCGCTACATGGGGTATCAACGGAGACGCTTGGATCACCTTCGACGACATGGACCGCCTCCTGCATGAGCAGGGAGAGGCTTGCTTCTTCCTCGATCGGAAGAAAGCCCCACGTCGGTCCAGGGTGGTAGCTCCGCTGTCCTGATACTACCAGGGCAGCAAAAGGTCACCACGGGCATCCTCGTGAGATCACGGGGCGTTACGGGGATGCCCATAACGGGGACAGAAAGAGCTTGCAGGCCCCGCCCACGAGCACTACACCAGAGCCACTATGACAAACCAAACTATGCACACCCCAAACGACATCGAGGTAATGCTGCACTACTACTGCTCCAGTGCCCGGCACCCCCGATACAATGCGCCCGCAGTGATGGACGCTATAAATAATCTCGTAAGGCAGGGCCTGCTCATGGGTAGCCAAAGAGAAAGCGGGCACGAGGCAACCCCCAGAGGCGAAGCGTGGGTAAGGGTGATCTGCTCCACACCATTCCCTGAGCAGGCATGGGTAAACCCGGTAACGAAAGAGGTGATCAAATGAACAAACCCACCGAACAGATACTGAGCGAATGGCGAGAGATGGCAGAGAATGTAAATTCAAACCGCTTCACAGACACCAGCCGCGAAGCCACGCCAAGGCTCGCACGGGCGCTGCAACTCGCGATGCCCGTTGTCGCTCATAAAAGTCCGACGATAGCCCGCGAGATCAACCGCATCCTCAACGGAGAACAACCATGAAGCGCCAGACAAGGAGGCAGCATGAACCAACCAAGTAGCCCAGACGCCAACGTAGAGGCCATCAGGACGATGCTCCTCATCCGCTCCCAAGTGGGCCTCAACAAGTATGGCGTAACCACAGAGCGCCCAGACCTCACCACCCTGCAATGGCTGCGTCACGCACAAGAGGAGGCACTGGACACCGCGGTCTATCTCCAGCGCCTGATCACGGACATCGAGAAGGGCAACGCATTCTATGGCGTAGCGGAGCGCATCAAGAGCGTAGAGCCCTGAATATGAAGACCGTAACGATCCAGATCGGCAACACTGACGACAAGCTCGCGCAGTCCAGATGGGCATCATACGTCGCCTGTATCGGTGAGTGCGTTCACTGCCACAGCGCAGAGACCCACTTCTACGCCTGCTCACATGGAGCGGAGAGATGGCAAAACGCCTGCTGGGTAGTCACCGGCACAGACCGGCAACTAGGCAGGCTCAAAGAGCGAATCACGGTGTATCGCCAAAACTTCGATCAAGACAGCGTAGCGTGGACCGAAGGGGAGACGCAGTTCGTATAAGGCACTTCAGGCCTTGGCATGACGAGCCTCATGCGCCCAGTAGCGGTGATAGAATGACCTAAGCAGGTCCGCTCGATCCCCCTCCCACTTGCGCTTATGTCGCTTGGGCGCCTCCTTCAGCACTGCTACACTGTAGCGCCCTGCGACCATCAGGCCAGCATACTCAGGCACCTCAACGCCCATCATCGCATCAGGGACGACATACCAGAAGCGCTGAGGCCCACGATCAGAGCCCGCAAGCAGGTCATGCTTCAGCTCGGCTTCCCTTGGTGCCATGCGCCCAATGGATGGGTCATACACCCACCCAGTGCTCCGCTCCTTGAGCACATCGATCCGATAGTCCTGCATAGTGAGCTTGATCTCGAACTCCTGCTCATACCCGGACTTCGTAAGCCTCCACACATCACACTCCCACCACTTGGGAGGCGTATAGCGAGGGATGATCAACTCAGAGGCAGAGTGGAGCTTGTTGAAGATGGTAACCCCAATGGAGCGGGCGGTGAGCTTGGGTGTGGTCATAGCGTAGGGTATCGTGGTGTTGGCGCTTGATAGACGCAGCATGGTGATGCAGTCAAGGGCGCACCATGAAGCCATACCGCAATCGCATCGACGCATCACGCCCCCGCAAGTCCAAGACAGCACAGAAGCAGAGGCGACATGAGCACAAGGTGGAGAGGCGCCGACTGCGTGTTGACATGCGCGCTGCTGATCGAGAGGCGATGACATGAGCAGAAGTCATCCACCACCGCGAGAGGACTCTCTTTGATCACCAAACCCCTTGAGGTGTGGGAGCATCCCCTTTCTGGGATTCTTGTGCCGCCTCTGTGAAAAGTAGGGGTTACGATTGACGAATAGCCCCAGGAGGGCTAGGACCGTGACCCTGATGTTGAGCCTTTCCGAAATTGCGCGCCACTGGGGGGTGTCAAAGCAGTGCGTGCATAAGAAAGTCGGACAAGGGTGCCCGACCAATTCCCTGCGAGCGGCGGACTTATGGAAGCAGCAACAGCAACTCAAGCGGGCAGCCACCAACGGAAGTTCTGCAAACGTGCAGAATGGAGATGAGAAGATCAAAGGACGCCCGCAGAATCAGCGGAAGCCAGTCCGAACCAAAGACAGCCTGGCGGACGCGCTGAGCAATGCAATCCTGGCCAACGAGGGAGCGTTCGAGGATTACGAGTTCGCTCGGGTGAACAAGCTCGGGACCAGGAGCGTCAGGCTTTCGGAGTTCAATAAGTCGCTAGACGGGAGGCTGAAGGCGGAGCGGGCCTACCGCGAGGAGATGGAGATTCGCGGAGTGCTGGTGCCTAAACAGCAGATCGTGGAGATGGCCCGCAGGTGCATGGAGACCGTGCTGAGGCGATTAAACAAGCTACCTCAGGAGCAAGGCCCTCAGTGCAACCCCCAGGAACCGTTGATGGCGGTCAAGATTCTGGAGCGCGAGGTGGACGAAATTAAGGCCGCGGGGCAAATCGCACTCAATGATCTCCAATCGTAAGGTTGTCTCCGAAATCCAGGACTCGCTTTCGGACCTGTGGGCTCCGGTGCGCAAGGAGTCGGTCTGTGACTGGGTGGAGCAGAACGTCGAGATTCCCACGGGCGCGATTACCGGCAAGGTGCAGATGAAATACACTCCCTACGCTCGGGAGATTCTGGAGCGCTACGGAGATAAGCGCACACGGCACTTGGTATTGGTATTCCCGACACAGGCCGGAAAGACCTCAATCCTGATTAACGGGATGCTCTACAAGATCGCGAGAGACGCTGAGGATGCGATGTGGGTCATGGGTAACGCGGATCAGGCCAGGGACTTCAACAAGGAGCGGTTCATGCCTGCCGTCCGGTTATGCAAGGCCGCCATGGACTTGGTTCCCCGGACAGCCAAGGGGGTTCCCGACAAGCACATGTGGGGCTTCCAGAACCAGCACTACCTGTCGATGGTGCTGAACTTCGTTGGAGCGGGATCGACCACCAACCTGTCCAGTCGCCCGCGCGGATTCATGCAGCTCGATGAGTGCGACAAATACTACGATCAGATCAGGTTCGACGCGGGAACCATCCAGCTCGCGGAGGAGCGACAGAAGACCTTTCACTTCCCGCTCTCGGTCAAGGCCAGCTCGCCAACATTAGTCGATCGGATGATCTGGGTCGAATACCTCAAGACCGACCAGCGGCAATACTGGCTGCCATGTCCACGGTGCGAGCGCGAGATACTGCTCAAGTTCAAGATCGAGGACACGCCCTTCGGGGACTGCGGTCTCCGCTGGTGGGTGGAGAACGAGGAAGAGGCCAAGACGGACGGCCAGTGGGACATGAGGAAGGTCAAGGCCAACGCCTTCTACAAGTGCCAGGAGTGCGGCGGGAAGATTCACGACTTCGAGCGGGCGGACATGCTGCCCCAGGGTGTGTGGAAGGAGCAGAACCCGCGAGCAGAGGCAGGCCGCCACGGTTACCATCTCAACAGCCTTTACTCGATCCTCGGACAGGAGACCTCGCTCGGGAACATCGCGGTCAAGTTCATGATCGCCAAGGGCCTGCGCTCCGAGCTTCAGAACTTCATCAACGGCTGGCTGGCGGAGCCCTGGGACGAGGCTCAGCAATACGAGGAGAGGAAGGTCAAGCTGGAAGTTTTCAGCAGTCAAGACATCCCCCAAGATTCATCGACTCCTATTTTCGGAATCGACTGCCAGCAAGATCATTTTTGGGCGCTCATTAGGAGGTTCGCGAAACCAACCCCCGAGAAGCCGCACGGAGAGAGTTGGCTCCTCTTCGCCGATCGCGTGGACACCGAGCAGGAACTGATCGACAAGCAAAAGGAATACGAGGTCGATGGCGAGAACGTGCTTCTGGATATGGCTCACCGGCCAAACCAGGTGGCCGCGATGATCATCAAGAACAAATGGCGCGGCATCTGGGGCAGTAATACCGCCAAACAATTCCCACATAAGATGCCAAACGGGGTAAAAATCTGGAGACCCTACTCGCAGGTCGAAACCCGCGATCCACTGCTTGGCACCAAGTGGGAGGCCAGGACGCTGGAGCGAGCCCGCTACATCTACTTCGGCAAGAGCCCTACGCTCGATCTGGTGAGCAGCCTGCGATACGCAGACCCGCCGATCTGGCACGTCACGGTAAACGCCTCACCGCGCTACGGCAGGCAGCTCAACTCCCGCGTGAAGCGCCAGCAGAAAAACAAGCGCACGGGTCGCGCCGAGTGGGAGTGGATCGAGAAACACCAAGAGAACCATCTTTCCGACTGTGAGAACTTCGTGGCCATTAGGGCGCTCCAGGAAGGCCTGATCGTGCCACCTCCCGAAAGCTCCAATCAGAACGTCGCAAATTAAGTTTGACACCCCTGCGGCGCTGCTGGTATCAGCCGTCCAGTTCTTTGAAAGAAATCTGAGTTGAGCGGAGACGGGGAGCAGACCCGTTAAGACGATCAAACAAACAGCAAGACCATGCTGGAACGTAAGGCGGTAGTCTAGGTGCTGGCTACCGCAAGCCGAAGTAACGCCCGGCACGCTCAACTCAGATTTCATACAGGGTAAGCCGTGAGAGCCCAGCGATCACTCCTGCGACAGCGCAGCTCGTGAGCATCTTTCGGGATCGTCCGCGTCCGGTCCTCGCCATCCACGGCGACGCGGTTTTTGACATCATCCGGCGGGAGCTATCCCGCAGGAGTTCAGCTAATCACAAGCGCACCTGGCTCGACCCACGCGAAAGCGATGTGGCTCCAAAAGCCGAAGGCCAAGGCAGCGGGCAACTCGCCGGATGATGTCAGAAAATAAACTGGACAGCCCTCAAGGCTCCGTCCATAAGCACAGTCCGATACTAAACCAAACTACACTACACTATGAGCAAATATGAAGTCCTTCTGGCGCTCCCCTGCGGGGCTGCCGGGTTCCTTTTGGCAGCATGCATCCTGGTCGCGATACGCAAGGATACGTGGGAGCAAGCCCTGCGTGATTCGTGGATGTGTTTCGCGGGTTTCGTTGCGTTCGCGGTGTCCGCATACCTCCACGCCAAATGAGCCAGATCATCCTCGCCCCCGGAATCAACGGGACGACCGTCACCCTCGCGGCAGACCAGGCCAAAGAGCATCTCCTTGCACGAGCGCGGACCATCGAGTCGATCACGAACCTCGACCTGCGCGATCAAGCCACAAGGAGCGCCGCCGACATTAAGGGCCACCTCAAGCAGATTGAGGAAGACCGAGTGGTGGTGAAAGCCCCCCTTAAGCAGATCGGGGAAGAGATCGACCTAAAGAAGAAAGAGCATTGCCTTGAATTGGAGGTGGAGCTGGCGCGACTCAACGCGGCCATAGGTGCTTTCGAGCACGAACGCCGTCTCGCCTCTCAGCGCGAAGAGCAGGCTCGCCGGATAGAGGCACAGCGCGTCGAGGATGCCCGTAGAAAGGCCACAGAGGAGGCGGCAAGGGCAGCACAGCAGGAGACAGGCGCAAAGGCCCTGGCTGCCATCCTGGAAGCAGAGGAGGCCCAACAGGCCCTGGAGGTCAAACAGGCCGAGATCGCCCGCGCACAACACGAGGCGGTCATTCAGGCAGATACGGAGAAGGCCCGAGGCGGCTCACTCCGGCAGGACTGGGACATCCGGGTCTTCAGCGCTCCGCTCCTATACCAGTTCTATCCACAGTGCGTGCAGTTGGTCCCGAGACTGGCTGCAATCAAGGACCTACTCAAGGTGGGGGTAACCCCTCCCGGCGTGGAGGCCACCGAGAAGTCCACCTTCGCTACTCGGGCTGCGAGGCCTGCGCTCCGATGATCATCCTCGCTGAAGCCATGACCTGGACCCAAGTAGCCAATAATGCCATCGCCGCTGCCGTGATACTCGGCTTTCTTGCCTTCGTTTACGCCATCACCAAGAACCTATAATTTATGCCCTACGCACCCAAAGACCTCACAGGGTCCTTCTTCGACAACGACCGTCGCCGAGAAGGAAAGAACGACCCACACTACACCGGCTCAGCGATGATCGGCGGCCAGGAGTTCTGGATGGATGTCTGGTATAAAGAGCCGGACCAAAAGAAGCCCTTCTACTCCGTCTCCTTCAGGCCAAAAGATCAGCAGCGCCAGCAGGAGCGCCCACAGCAGCAGATGCCTCGCAGGCCATCTCCTCCGCCTCCGCCGAGGCCGCCGTCTGCGCCTGATCCTGACTGGCCGGATGTAGAGCGCCAGTAACCAAGAAAGCAAAAACCAATGAACACACTGATATTCATCTCCGGCATGGGCGCAGGCTCACTGCTGGCCACCCTGATCCTACTTGCCCTCATGCGATCAGTTTCGCGACACGGACTCAGGTTCCAAACCGAAACCATTGCCCTGATGAAGGAGCGAAACGAGATCGACCGCGAGAAGGTCGCCGCATTACAAACTCTCACCCCAAAACTATGAACGAACTCACGACAACGCAGCAAGCCAACCCCTTCGCCCTGACCTCATTCGAGGCCGTGGAGAAGATGGCAACCTATATCGCAGACGCCGGGATGTATGGGATCAAGAAGCCTGCACAAGCCATCACGCTGATGATGCTGGCCCACGAGGAGAAACAAACCCTCTCGCAACTCCTGCGGCGCATCCACGTCTTCGAGGACGGGAAGATCAGCCAGCGCGCGGACTACACGCAGGGCGACTTCCAGGCCAGCGGCAACACCATTATCTTCCACGCCCGAGCGGACGACATGGTTGCGGCCACATTCGTCATGGGCAAGGCGGACGACGCAGCCAGAGAGCGGGGTATTAAGCGCTTCGAGCTACTGTGGTTTCTCGACAGCGAGCAGAAGCCCGCCGAGCGGTCACGCCTACTCGTGGAGATCGCCAAACTATCCAGAGACGGCGAGGAGACGATCATTCGCACCTTCGCTGACGCCGAGGCCAAGGGAATCACCGAGGGCAGCAAGGGGATGAAGCAGAACTGGAAAACCTCGCCACGCCAGATGCTCACCGCCCGTTGCGTCACCGAAGGCATCAAGGTCGTGGACCCCGCGCGAGCCGCTGGCCTCTACAGCGAGGACGAGGTGGAGGACATCCGCAAGTTCGAGGTTCAGGACAAACAACACCGACTGGAGAACAACGACCGCTCCGCCATGGAGGAAATCCAACACCAACACGAGCAATCCGCACGCGAAGCGAAGAACGACAGCGACAGGAAACACTACCAAAGCCTCGCCTCTGACATGCGCTGCAAGATCGCAGACATGGATGTGAAGGAGGTGACCGTAGGCGCCCGCAGGTTTGTAAAGCCAACCCCAGAAAAGCCGAACGGGGAGAGTTTTCTCGAATCGCCAACCGACCAGGGCCACATGGACGTTCAAACCATCCCGACCAAAGACGGAGGTAGCGTGAAGGCACACGCGACCGGCGATCCGATCATCTACGGCGTCCCAGGCGCCGATAAGCCCAAGACGGAGACGCTACCCAATGGCGATACCGTCACACACATCCAGCCAATCGACGCCACGGACGCAGAAGTCCTTCCGCCGAAGAAAGACCTCGCTGATGACGACCGGCTTCCCGGAATCCCTCCTCCAGACCTCGTAGAATGGCAGGACTACAAGCTCATCCACGTCCCGGCCAAGGCCTACAAGGGCAGGGCGCTCGGTGGCCTAGATAAAGACTCCATCGACGTGCTCCATGAGAAGCGCGGACTCCCCCACCTACAGGCCACCGATCCCGGCATCCGCACGGAGGCGGAGATGATCGAGAAAGCCTACGCTGAGTGGCAGAAGGCGCCGTGAGCCCGGATACTCTCCGAGCCCACCGTGACGCCATGCGTCGCGATCACAGCCACTTCCTCTACGGACTACTTACCGCTCAATGCTTATTCGCTCACTCTTCTGCTTCACCGCAGTCTTCGCCGCCCTCCTCGCCATCGCCTTCTTCCATCAAGGTGAGGGCCTCAGGGGGTCCATCGCCATCATCTGCCTCATTCTCAGTCTTCAGACGCTGGGGCTGTGGGCTCGACCGATCCTCGATCTGTGGTTCGACTGCGGGCTCATTCAGGTCTCCACGGAGATACTCCGGGAGTGCCAGCTCGGAAAAACCTTCGAGCACGTCTCCATAAAAGCCACTATCCTCAACCGATGGGGCGTAAAATTCAGGCTCTACTCACCACGCCGCAGACTGCCAAACCTATGAGAACCGAACAACTAAACGTAGCCAAGTTCCACGCCGCCGCTGGCACTAAAGACCCGCTGGTCCCGACGATACCCAGCCTTGAGGTCCGCATCCTGCGAGCCAAGCTGATTCTGGAGGAGGCCATGGAGACCATTCATGACGGGCTGGGAATCAGGCTGCGTTGCGGGAGCTGCTTTACGACCACCGAGGTCGATGCGCTCAAAGGGCAGTGGACTGGAGAGGGAATTCACCCAGGCAACCTCGTGAAGATCGCAGACGGCTGCGCAGACTCCAAATACGTCCTGAATGGAACGGCCCTCGCCTGCGGGATCGACATGGAGCCGGTCGATGATGAGGTTCAGCGTTCAAATATGTCCAAATTCCCGCACAGGCTCCGCGAGGACGGCAAGGTGCTCAAAAACGAGAACTACAGCCCCGCCAGCCTGGAGCCAATCCTGGCCTCGCAGCCACCGATCAGCTATCCTGACCCCACTTCTGAGGAAAAAGGCCACAGCGGGGCTCCTGGCGGCAACCAGGAGGATTTCAGCCCTGCATTCAGGGGCCTTCTATCATACATCAACGAAACCCCAGAACTCCTGTCCCTGCTGTATGACCTGGACCTTATGCCGGAGCAGTGCGAGCCCCAAACGATCGACCGCAACCGGATGATCGTTCTGGTTAGATGGCACCAGCTTAAATTCACGCCACAATCCTCGATAGAAACCCACGGCTCCATCTCATGACCCCACAGGAAGCCCTCACCAAGATCGTCGCCAACGAGAAGCAGTCCCTCCTTACCGAGGATCGCTTCTGGGAGGCCCTGGAGCTTCTTTCCCGGCAGGACGCGGTGCTTCATGCCTCGCTCCAAAAAGGCAGCTACACCACTGACCTGCCGGACGCCAAGAAACCTTCACTACCAATCACGTCATGAGCGACCTAATGCCCGGCGACCCCATCTACTTCGTCCAGAACAAGCGCAAGCTCAGCGGTATCGTCGCTGATACCCTGAATATCCCCACAGACGGAGAGGAGCTACTGGTCCCCGTGATTCGACCAATCAACCGCAAGACCCCGCTGGTCATGGCCGACCGGGAGAATCGTGAGATCAAGCTCAAGACTCGCTGGCTCAAGCGGTCTGAGGTGTTTAGCGTCATCTGATTATGGCCAGCTACATCGACAAAGAGGGCAAGCTGGTGTTTGTAAATCCGCCAGGGCCTGAAATTCAAAACAAGAAGACGGGTTTGGTGTTCGCCGATGAAGTGGACTCGGAGCCCAACTACGACGACCTCCTTGAAGCCGCGCAATTCCAGTGCGCGGTGTGCAAAAAGCGCGTCGAGCAGGTTCGTCTCCACCGGGACCCAGGAACCAGCGCCAAGACCCTTCGCTTCATCTGCCACGGCAGGGAGCAACGCATGCCCATCAGCGATGCCATGCTTGGTCGCCGCCCTACCCTCAGCCAGATCAGGCCCTTCCTGCTCGACATAAAGGAGATCAAATCGGACTTCGGGAGCCCCGGACAGATCGACACGTATATCGGGCAGAGGCCCAGCGACGACTACCTGAAGTTTGCCCAGAGCCTTCTCAAGGACATCCAAGTAAGCACCGGAATACCACTCCGCCCGCCCGACCCTGGTTCCGATGAGTGGAGAGCTTGGCGATCCCGAGAGCTACAGTGGGGAGGCCCCATGGTGACCTATAGTTCCAGCTCCAGCACCCCCGAGCCCCCACCGAAACCCAAGCCTTCCCTGCGCGCCCCTCAATCCGGCCCGAGGAAGATCATCCTCGAAGACTGACACCCACACCTACGATATGAAGAAGCCCAGAACCAAAGCAGGCCTGACGCAGAATCTGATTACCATCGGTGTCGCGGACATGATGGACCGGCACGCCGTCCAGCTATCTGAACACGTCACGTCGATCCAACTCATGGCCACAATCCTCCAACCTGATGGCACCACCACTCGCATCCACGGAGGACGCGGAGACCTGTGCGCTCGCATGAAGTGCGCTGAGCTGTGGCTGGATATGGCTGAGGAGGCGATGCGGTCATGAGAGGTAAGTGCACTGAGTCCCCGAACGCTATGGCTTGAATCCGAACCCGCGCGTCCCGATGGGGCGGAGTTAGGGCTAGACCTCATCAACGAGAATAGGCGTCTCTGTGACGCGTTGCGGAGGCTGGAGGGTGAGATATGCACCAACCCCACGCCGGAGAAGCTAGACCTCCAACTGGAGATCATCAAGGAAGCCCTAGAATGACGCCGAACGACGATGAAGCTCATAGGCTACCTGAGACAGCGCGTGCGCCGCGCGGGGAGGGCTCGGATGTCTGAGCGTGTCGCCTCGCCACAGGAAGGTAAGTGGGAGGCTGAACGCCGCCGACTCAATGAGGCATGCGACAAGCCACCATGCACCGCGCAGAGCTGCCTCTACTGCGGCTGCGCGAAGCTACTGGATCGACTCGACCGAGAATATCACGAGCGCATGCGTCCGAAGTGGCGGGA